AATTTGATTAACTTATCAACCGGTGGCACACCGGGGTTTGTACGGTGAGAACCCTCCTATGGACGACCGGAGCGAAAGCTCCCTAAGAAGTAGCGGTTCGATGAAACGTAAATCATATCAGTAAAATGATGTGTGAGTGCCTTTAATTATTTTTTATCATAAATATTTTTTTTTATCATGGAAGGAAAATGTAAGAAAGTTGACTTTACCAAAGTAGCCGTAGAAAACATTGAAAGAAAGGTTGAGTACATCGACTACTCCAAGCAAATCGGCAATGTAATCTACAGCCAGACTAAGGAATTGGGAGAGGTGGAACTAGCCCGGGACATCTACAAGAACGGTATTGTAGACCTCACCAAAGAACAATGCGATACAGTGATGAAGTATTTTGGCGACCAGCCGTATTTCATCAAGCATGCTTTTGAAATGGCTATGAAATTTGATTAACTTATCAACCGGTGGCACACCGGGGTTTGTACGGTGAGAACCCTCCTATGGACGACCGGAGCGAAAGCTCCCTAAGAAGTAGCGGTTCGATGAAACGTAAAAATAGAAGAGCGGAAGCTCGGATAGAAGTGCTTGGCGATGAAATTTGACTAATTGTTTTTAGGGTAATAATTATCGTATTTTTTGATTTTTGATTCAAACCTCTTCTTCTGTAAAAGTCCTGCGTCAATCTGTTCCGATGCAGGGCTTTTTTATTACAAAAACGGTCCGTACCCCATGAATACTTGTGCAACAAATCCGTTCTCAGGAGTAAAAAAACGAAAAGTCTTATATTCCGCACCTATATTTGGGAATGGGAAAGTTTTAAACAATTGAGCCTTAAACCAATGAATACCTCCTTTATCCGTATAAAACTTTTCCATCGTAATAGTTTGTTCAGTTTGAGGGTCGAAAATATCAAGAGTATCTGGCATTACTACTGACGATGAATTATTTACAAAAGATATAGCCTGAGTTTTATAGTCGTCTGTTCTAAATATATTATCGTTAGTATATACGTTTTGATAATCAATATATCTATTAAATTCAACAAGATTGTCTTGTTGTTTTATATTAGATTCATTGTAATTCCATACAGCTAAGGGAATAAAAAGAATGTCGTAATCATCAATGCTGTTTGTTACTTCTAATTGTACCATATTAGCCCATTGATGATTATAAGGGATTACAATCTTTTTTTCTACGACTTTATTATATAGACCTAATAATACATAGTATGTTCCTTTCAAATTCTTTAATGGAATATCTATTCTTTGAGAACCGCTTAAAAAGAAATCACTTGTTACTTCTTTTACAGTAGAATATGTTCCATCTGATAATTTCAACAGAACTTCTGCATATATAAATGCTTCATTTGGATTAATAATTGCATCTTTTAAGTCAGATAAAGCTAATTGTCCCTCTTTTTCCGGTTCTATTATATATTTAAGCCTTAATGACCTATCATAATATGCACTTACTTTTTTTACTTCTCCATACGGTAAATCTGAATGTATAAATGGTACAGCATTTGAATCGTATCCATCAAAATCTAACATTCTATATGGAGAGTCCGGTGCTCCTGTAGGTGGTACATAATCCCATGAGCCATCTTGCCAACTTTTTACAAGATTTAACGTTTGTACCATTTTTAAGCCACAATTACCATCATCTCCTTTATACCAATTTTCATTTGGATGATGCCATGCTGCTAATGGTACTGGTTTGTATTTAGCCCATTGATTTATCTGACCATGCTCATTTGAACATAAATATCCAACTTTACGGTTACTTACGCCTAACACTTCACATATATCAAGAGTGGTTACAGGTTTGGTGATAACGCCATTACTATGCCCCATAGTCACCCCCTTTCGTAGCAACGCATCCGGTAACTAGCACTATAGAGTGAGAGCTATCGAATGCGTTTACATGTACATCTCCATCAATTATGATGGCGCAACTGATATCATATTGGGTGTCTAGTTCCTCATCATAGCCTGAAATTGCCCCCCCCATTAACTTATTTTCACATATCAAATTCCCTCTGATAAGCATATCTACTTTTTCCTTTTCCATAATCACGAAATTGTAATAGGTACATAATTGTGGTAATCAATATCTTCAATGAACATCTTCTTTTTATCCGATTTGCGGATAAGGTAGAACGTAACATTCCCTTTAGGAAATCCATCCGAACCGGTAGACCCATCAGCGAATGAGTGCATGATGTAGTTTGCCACCGGTTGCGGACTGTAGGTAATTTTGGCAGTTACACTGCTTATACCTGTTCCACTTGCCGTCGCACTACCGGACACACCCTCAAATACCAAATCGTTGGATATGACACCGCTGGGTAGTTTAAATTGTCCATTCCATGAACCGCAATATAACTCAATCGTGTATTGGGATAAATCCAGAGTAACAGAGTTTCCTTTGGAGCTATGGAAGTAGATTCGGAAGGTGATAACCCATGTTCCCGGTACAGACGCTTTGTTCGCCAACAGGTCAACCTCGTCGATTGTGATTGGCTCAACATAGGCTTCTTCATTGGTAAACAGTCTAAGATATTCCATCTTATCGCCTGCATCTTCAAACACAAGCGGAATAAGCGGAGTGATTTTAGACAAACCGGAATTTTCTACATTGCTGGGGATTGTCGTTTCCTTTACTAAAGTAAGATATACAGATAGTTCAACCTGCTTTCCAGCATCTAACAGCCAACTGTTAATATCCATTTGGTAGTAATCCGAGCTTCCCCATTTATGGTTAGGCGGACTCAATACAAACTGATAGTTCGATGGCAGGGTATCCTTCGTTCGATATATGAACGCAAGACGATACTCTGGGTTAGTTGCACTAGCTGGGTTGTACTTGAAGAATTCCGAAAAAGGAATATCTGCATTAGCCTGAGAGTAATACAACCGATACATGGACTGTCCGTCCTTGTTTATCAGTTGATTCATGTTGAAGTGGATGGGAGCATCTGCATAATGATTGTACCCATCAAAATCAAGAGACCTTGCCCATTCACCGCTTTTAGGAGGATTATAAATCCATTTTGCTATGCCGTCCACTGTACCAAAAGTGGGAAGAGAGGAAACAATAGCTGTTCCGTCAGTCAAGAGGAATCCGTAGTTGTCTCCCATATCTCCCTTAAACCACTCTGGGTCGTCTTCGTGACTAGGCTTAGAATATCGAACCGGTTTAATCTTGGAAAACATATTGATTTGCTTATGCGTATTGTAGCACGCATAGGCTAAAGCATATCCATCTTCTCTTCTGGAAATTCCAAGAACAGGGTATATATCTTTAGAGACTTGAACCGGTCTGGTAATGATACCATTCTCGTGCGCCATATAGACCTCCTTTCTAGACTATATGAGACTTCCACGACTGTTGGATTTCCTTTTTATTTTGTCTTTTTTGGCGTTTTTTGAAATCTTCTTTCAGTTCATTCTTCAATGCAATGATATCAGCCTTGGGAAATCCGACATGTACGTTATTCACTTTCCGATTCTTAATCCCGTGCTTTTTCATAAGAGCAGTAAAAGCGGCTCTATTTTGACCCATTCCGAGTTCATCCATGCAGCGGTCATAATTCCAATATTCATCAGGGTCAACAAAGGCTGTCCCCAATTTGTCCATGTGACTGATGGTATTGGCTAACTCATTCTCGTCACATTCGTCATTTAGTATTGAGTTTATACCTCTCAATAACTGTTTCGCAACGAACTTCATTATGGAAGGTTTGCGGTCTAAGACTTGTTGTTCTTTCTCACTCAAATTCATTATTTATCAATTTTGCTGAATATATTTATAATTTATCATCGCATGATAAACTTTAAATGTTATTTTATTTGCATTATAATATTCCTCCGCATATTGCTTTATAAGGTTAATACGAGTTCTAATATATGCTTGTTCCGCTTCCTCTTTTGTATCAAAACATCCTATATGAATATACTTCTTTCTAATTTTAATATCTGCTCTATATTTGAATCCACTTAATCTCACATTAGCTCTAACATTGGAATTTTTTACAAATAAAGAGTTTATCTCTCTCGGCACGAAACAGCATGTTTCCGGTGAATATACCTTGTTTCCTTTAACCAAGATGTCTTTGTCCAACTGATACCCTTCCACATAGTTCTCTTCAAACCATTTTTTGAAGTTGGAAAGATAGAGCCATTCATCACAAACAGAACAACCAGTATAAGTATGATTGTTTTCTACAAAATTAGAATCATAACATCTTTGTAGCATATCTCTCCATACAATTACGACCTTTTCTTTAGACCTAATTTCACAATCATTTATTCCTACTCCCCATACTCTCTTTTTTTTCTTATTAATTGCACATTGTAGGCATCCGCCTCCATCCATGTGATCATTGGCGTTTTGCCAAAATTCACCATGTATCGGGCAAATGATACATACCTTGGAATGATTATTAGTATATTCTACTTTAGAATAATCATACTTATAACCATGCTTATCTATTGATTTACAGATAAATTCTTCTTTTGTTAAACTTCTCATATTAGCTGACTTTATACAATAAGCTGACGTTTATAATTGAGGGAAAGCCGTCAGCATAGCCTTTCGTCCGGTTAATTACTCCGAACTATCCCTCAACTACAAATATACTATTTTGGTTTTAATAAGTTATCGTTTATTTCTTTTTTCTCTCGCTTCGCCTTTTGTACACGTTTGAAATGATTAATAGCAAGAATTAGGGTAGTAATAATACCGATAGTCCATATAGAAGCAAAAATGATTAAGGCAATGAAGCCATCCGGTATTATATCGAATTGTGTATCAATAACACTTATAGCTTCGGTAATAAAGAGAGATAGTGCAAGAAAGCGCATATATCTACAATTATATTTCTTGTTTTCATTTGCTTGGATGAAAAGACAATATTCAAGAAACACTTTGTAGCTATCACTGAATACTGAAATTCCCTGCCATGCAAAATATAATACGTATAAGAAATATATCGTACAAAATAGAATTGTAAATCGCACCAAAAATTTATTCATCACTATTTACCCTTTCTTTTATTTACAGTTGTTGCAATCTTAGCAGTCAAGAATCCGCCCTGACCGGAGCTAAACTTTGGTTTTACAGGAGCATTGTTCTTTTTCACAACCTTTACACCCGTTTTTACACGGATTGCTTTCTTTGCCATATTCTTTTTCAATTAAAAGGTCAATATACGTTTTGGCTTTTCTGAGGTCTTCCAGACCGTTCTTTTCTCTGAACCGGGTAATATACTTTACCACATTTCCCTGAAAGAAGTCGAGCTTGTTCTTGTGGATATATTCAACCGCTTCTATCGCATAGTTATAATAATCCGGTCGGATATTTCCATCACTTACCAAGTTACTCAGTTCTTCTTCCTGCATTTTAGGTCTCAAATATGTATATCCGCCAATGTTCAGTCTCTCCGGGGCAACTTCATAACTACCGTCTTCTTTATATCTTACACGTACTCTGTCTACCCCTTCCAAATCAGGATATATTTCTCCACAAGGATATGGAGTATAATTTTGTCCCATTGGCTCAAAGCCCGGTACTTTCGTCTGATTCTGATTTTCCTCCATCGTCCTTCTTATTAATTTCTGACTTCAAATCTTCCATCATCTCAACTTCCTGCCGGAACTGTTCATTCGCTACTACATCTTCTTCCTGCAATGGAGTTTCGAGTAGACGGGTATAGAGTTCATTCTGCATCTTCGTAAGATAGGTAGCTTGCTGAATCCAATAATCGTCTTCGGAGAAACAAGTTGTAGGATTCAAAAGAATGACCATAGTGGCATTCAACAAAGCATCGTAATTGGATTTTTCTTGTTCAGAAAATCCCTCATACTGACTTTTGAATGTTATCAATGCATCCAAATGACAATACAAAGTATATATCCAAGGGAATACCAGTATTTTATAACCGTTCATTCCAACAATGATACAAGTTTTTGTCTTAATCAAATTGAAGTGACCGAAGTTATACTCTATATCGTTCCCGGCTTCATCCTTCATCACACTTTTAGTGGGAATATGGATATAAGTAGGTTCAATATCCAATTGCGCTTTCAACGATAAAATGTCGTTAATCAGCTTATCGGAATAATGAGCATCATTGCACAGAGCTTTCAACTTGGCAATCTTCTCACTCATTTTCTTTTCAAGTTCTTCTCTATTTTTCATGTATTATTCTTTTGGTTTACGACCTCTTTTCTTTGGCTCTTCTCCCAATACCGGATTCTCATCTTCAACCTTTTCTTCTTCGGCATTTTCAGGCTCAGAAGATTTTACAGATTCTTCTTTTTTGTCTTCTTCGGAGAAGTCAATTACATTAGATACTTTGTGTTCCGGCTCTTTAATTCCGAGAACATAGTCTTCATAATCTTGTTTCTGTCCCCACTTCGAAGCCTTATTCTTAATGCAGACGTTGTACAGCATCTTTTTCAGAACATCATTACCTAGAGAAGACAGATATTCAGCATCTTCTTTGGTACGAGAAGCCAAGAAATTGATGATATCTTCTTTGGTCTTTACTGTCGGCATATCCAAAGCGGTCAAATAGGAGTACGGATGAATACTTTCTACTTCTGCCAGAATACCCACGCCTGCCATTTCTGATTTGACACGGATTTCGTTCCATCCAAAGAAGTCATGTTCGGCAATCACATAGTCCTTCTGACCTGTCTTGCGTAATACTTTCACCAATGCCAACACCCATATCTTAGCGGGGTCGTTCTCTTCTGGAAGTTGCGATACTCTTGATTCTAGCAACATCTGGGTCAATGATTCAGTTTCTTTTGTTACCATAATTTATGTATTTATTAAAAAAATAATCCAATCTTTCGTCTAGTTCTTTACTGGACATTTGATAGCAAGGAAGTAGTTTAGATGTAGCTTTCGCCCTAAATAGACGAACAGAACTACGGCTATCTTCTCCCTCTTTTGCTAAATCTACACCAATTAAAACATCGGTCGCTTTTAAATGCAATCCCTTTTCACCCATGACTATTTCCCCCATATTTTTACCCCGGCACTTATATTGTACACAGGTTTGTTATCATATACTCCTATTCCGGCTTCTATAAGAAGCGATTTTGGAGATGTTATAGTCAGTTTGATAGAAGGTATCCACTTCTGGTCAAACGTCTGTATTTGCCCACCTATGTATCCTCTCCATGAGGATTTATAAAGCGTATGCGTTTCGGTATTCGTTATGGTTTTATATTCGGTCTTATTGAAGACATTTATCTTATCCAAAGATGGATGATAGCCGGATACCCATGCTTCATAACTGCCATCCTGTTTATAGTATTTCTGTTCTATCGGAAGTTCTATTTTGGAAGAATCTTTCAGATAGATGGTAATTGTATCAATTACCTTTTTCGTGAAGAATACCGGATAACTATACCTAAGAGTATCATATTTCGTCACAAACACAGTATCCGTAGTGGTTACTATCTTTTCTTCATTCGGTTTACGAAACAATGAATAGATAGATATCAGCAGCGAGATAGCTATAAGTATATGTGGCAAATATGTACATATCTTGCTTTTCATCTATGACTTTTTAGTGGATATTCCGTTTATATTAGTAAACTTAAAAGTAGCCTTAATATAAGGGGTACTTCCTAGCAATATGTCTTCCGATGGTTCAACCTTGTCGCTGAGATACATCTCGACTTGCCTGTTCCGTACATTATCCCAATATCTCAGTTTCTTATTCTTAACATATTCGTAAAAGGTATCAAATACATCTCTGCGGTTATCTCCGGCAAAGACAAACTCAAATTCGATATCTACGGTATCTACAGTTAAGGTAGTTGGTATATACACTCTAATACCGTTAGAATCAGCATACTGTTCGGTATATACTCTGGATTTACCTTTTGAAGACAACCCTTTACAGGAGAGATACTTCATGCCGGAAAAATCTACTTCCAAGTCTTTGATAGGCTTAGTATCTGGCTTGGCTATTTCCTGCATGTAAAACTTCGGATTAGTTATCATTCGTCCACCTCCTCTATGATACGTTTTACAATTACCCTTTTATTCATATAATCTCCGGTTAATACTGGCTCTTTACCATATAGATAAATGTAGCATCGGCTGTTTTCTCCTAATTCAATAGACATATTACTTTCACCTGCAACGTATATTTTGCAAATATGATAAGGGCTTACAACCAGTTTGGTGTTTGTTTCCAATACACAGAGAAGCGTAGTGTCTATAAGAAATTTCTCACCATTGTATTTACACAACATCGTACTGGTATATCCGTGCCCTTTTTCATTCTTATATTTGCAGATATATCTTCCATTAATGAAGAATTTGAATTTATCAGCTATATATTCCGGCGACAATCCCCATCCCTGACTGAGCGATTTAGCCATGTATTCCACTGCATTGGTGTCACAGGCAAGTTCGAAAAGCTGGCATTTGCTTTTCTCATCGCTCCACATGTCAGTATATCCCTGACATAATCCTTTTTTAATAGAGTTGTTTTTGAATTGTTTCAAATCTATCATGCCTTTGTATTTAAAAGGCACTAAAAGGGAAGCTACGACCCTTCCCCAATAGTGCCCACATAACCTTATAATATACCAGCTATGAAATATCTCACCTCGTCCGGTCGTAGTTCGGACATGACAAAGATAGTAATATTTTTATGAATCAAAAAAATAAATGCTCTAAAAATAAACTTATTGATATTTTTTGCTATCTTTGTCCCTGCAAACCTCTTACAAGACAATCTTTTGATTTTCTTCTCCGGCTGTCCTTCCCCATTAGGACAGCCGGTTTCTTTTCGCCCATAAGTTAAACTATTGTTAATTGTTGATTATCTATTGGTAATAGGGAAATTATCACTATCTTTGCATCATGTTTAACCAATAACTAATAAACAAATAAACTTAGATGATGAAGAAAATAACTATCGCAATATTCGTTATTGCATTCATTGGATGTATTTGGTTTGTAACCTTTTCCAATCAACAAACTTTAAAAGTAAGAGTGAATAAAGTCGATAAAATAGAAAAAGTATCCGGCAGCAAAGAGGATATTAGCACCCGAATATACTATTTGCTATACACTGATAAAGGAACATTCCGCATCAACATTGATGGTATCTTAGCATATCCTGAATTTGCCGGGAAGATAGAGAAAGATTCTGTGTATGAAATTTCTGTTTGTGGTGTGGATGTTCCTTTTTTTGGAGTATATAGGAACGTGATAGATGTTAAATGAGAAAATTATAAAGTAATGAAGAAAATAAAGAAAATAAAGCGTAGAGTTTTTACGGAGAAACAGCTTGATATGTTAGAACAGTATCATTACCTATACAAGAAATTTTTGCGTATTGGGTTGTCGGAAGAGGAATCAGAATATTATGAATCTCTTGCGTTAAAGATAAGAGATTTTGTAGAATTTAACTAATAACTATAAAGTAATGAATATAAAAGATTCGATACGAAAAGCAGATAATGCTTATATAGCTTATCAACAAGCCTGCGACACATTAGCTTCCGAAGCACAGAAATATATCAATTGGGATGATAATGTAGGATGCCAGCATTTCCCTGCTGACGGATTATGTATTATGGCAACCTTGCCGGATAAATGCGGAATTTACGGTATGCCTGAATGTGTATGTCCCGTTAAGTCATTTTTTGAATCTGTAGAAGCAGGAAATGATATTTCACCGAGAGAGTTTAAATCCATGAGTATTTAACTAATAATTAAATAAAAATGAATATAAAGATTTACGACATCAAGCGTACAGATAAGTACAAATATGCAGAAGGGGTTTATATTTTGCTCCCTGATAATGACAAATATAAGATTGAAAATTTGGTAAGTAAAGAAGTATATAGCGCATTGCTATTTAACTTTCATGTGCTTAGAAAGATAGAAGATTATTGTTGTACTTTTTTTGAGTGCAAAGAAAAAGGTCTTTCTTACGAGATAGGATGTTACCTTCAAAAAAGAGAATATCAACACGAAGGATTCATTCAGAGAGATATTGATAAGTTTTCGGCTTTACTCAAAGTATATAATAAAGAAACGTATCCAGCCGAGTATAACTTGATAACGAATCTTGTGAACTATCTCTATTGGTTTCAAAAAAAGTGGAAATCGTATGAAGAGTCGCATCCTGAATTATTTAAATAATATTCAAAATTAATAAGATATGAACAGAATACAGAAATTAGAAGCTGAAATACAGAAGCTAAAGAAGCAGGAAGCCGATAAAAAAAAGGCAAAATATCAATATCTCGTTGGAAAGTGTATTCATATGGCGCATACTTCTTATGAAAAAATCACAGCGATAGTTAGGGTAAATACTGATGAAATCGGTGATGAAGTGGTATTTGATTGCATACATGTATATTTTGACAATAGAGAAGATGTAAGTAATAGTGATTCAAGCATCCAACTTGCATCTTACTCAAGTGAATACGTGGAACGGATTGAGAAAAATATCATAAGTCAAGAAGTTTTTGACAAGGCTATGGATGATTGTTTTGCGCATATTAAAAGAATGTCTATTAACGTGTAACTATAAAGAAAGAAATCAAATGATAATAGCGTGGTTCTCATGCGGTGTAACATCCGCAGTCGCTTGTAAGATAGCATTGAGTCTGTACAATGATGTGCATCTCTATTATATTGAAACTGGTTCAGGACATCCCGATAACTCTCGCTTTCTCTCTGATTGTGAGAAATGGTACGGACAGCCTATTCATACCATACGAAGTGATAAGTATGCCAATGTAGAAGATGTATTAACTAAGAAACGATACATCAATGGTTCAACTGGCGCCGCCTGTACATTTGAGCTAAAGAAGCAGGTCAGGTATAAGTTAGAAAAGGAGTTGGGAAGTTGGGACGGGCAAGTATGGGGCTTTGATTATGACCCGAAAGAAATAAATCGGGCTATCCGATTAAAGCAGCAGTACCCGGACACAAAGCCACTATTCCCGCTTATTGAAAAGCATATCACGAAGCCGGATGCAATGGGAATGCTCTGGAAAGCTGGTATTGAAATCCCCGCTATGTACAAGATGGGTTACAATAATAATAACTGCATCGGATGTGTAAAGGGTGGTATGGGCTACTGGAATAAGATACGCAAGGACTTCCCAGAAGTCTTCAACCAAATGGCACAGATTGAGCGTAATGTTGGTGCTACGTGCCTAAAAGATAAAGACGGACGTATCTTCTTGGATGAGTTGCCAACATGGCGAGGTAACCCTGTGGAAGAGATTATACCAGATTGCTCTTTTATCTGCCAGATAGAGTTTCAAGAGATACTTGATAGGCAGGTAGAGCAAGTTTTGAAAGGAGAAATTAGTATTAACGATGTAGACTAATTAGGCTCAAAACGGTATGAATATGAATAAACCATATAAATTAAGTAAAGATTATCGGCTTCTTAAAAAGTTGCTGGACAATGGTAATGAGATAGTGTGCTTCTTCGACGGAGAAGTTTGTATGGGAAGAGTACTTGAAGACAAGAGATATTATTTCTCTGTACGTGGACGGTGTTATAATGACTTCTCGAAAGTATGTTCACAGGCTTCTTTTTCCGAATATATGAGTCAAGACAATGTGGAATTTATCATACCAAATAACGTATAACTATACAAATATGAATAAATTGAATTGGTATGAAGTAAGTAGCTTACTTCCACCCGCTGAAACGGAAATTATCCTCGCAGATTCCATAAGATGCCGTTCTGAATGGCAAAAACTGCATATAGAGTGTAATATTAGAGATTTCTGTGAGAATTATGGGTATGATTATTGGACTTACGCTCCAAGCTATAAAAATTTAAAATCAGAGTAAAATAATCAGTAATGAATAAAAATGTATCTAAATATGCTTCTGAACATTGGAGCGATAGCGATTATAAGGTAAGAACCGAAATAGCTCATCAAAAAAGTGTATGTGTAGCTACCTCTGTTGTAAGAAAGGCTGTATTGGAAACCTTTGAAAAGGCTTTCTGTCTTGGTGAGGAAGATATGAAGCAGAAAGCTATCGAATCTTATATCGAAAATTGCGAGTACAAATCAGAATGGTGCTGCGGTTGTGCAGAAGCTCATGGAGCTATCCTTTCTGAACCGGATGTATGTATGGGTAGGGATTGCCCTACTGTGAAACAATTTATTGAAAAACTTAATTCGTAACTAAGCAGGAATGAATATAAATCAAATATATAATGAAGATTGTCTGATAGGTATAAAAAGGATACCAGATGAGAGTGTGGATTTGATAGTTACAGACCCACCATATAAGCTAACAAGCGGAGGCTGCAAAGGCTCTTTAGATATTGTATTTAACAATGTAGACTATACTGGGAAATCAAGAGGTGCATTTTTTGAAATACCTAAATTTTCAATATGGATAAAAGAATGCTATCGTATCTTGAAAAATGGAACTCATTTTTATTGTATGACAAACGATAAAAATCTAAATGATATATATAATTCAGCGATATCTTCCGGATTTAAAGAAGTAAATATACTTGTTTGGAAAAAGTATATGCACGTTCCAACGGCCTATTATATGAAGAACGTAGAGTATATTCTTTTATTCAGAAAAGGATCTGCACGTAAAATTGCGAATCTAGGTGATTTTACTCTAATTGAGGGAATAAAAGGTATATATGGGAATAAGGTACATGTGTCGGAAAAGCCTGTGAGATTATTTGAAAAGTTTATATGTAATTCCTCAAATAAAGAGGATTTGATATTAGACCCATTCATAGGCAGCGGAACGACCGCAATAGCATGTATAAACACCGGACGGAATTTCATCGGATTTGAAAAAGATGAAGCGTACTATAAAGTTAGTTTAAAGCGATTGAAAGATACCTTTTCTGAGCCTAAATTAGCTATATAAATGACCCTCAAAACAGTATAGTAATGAGCAAATATCAAACAGAAGCCGGGATAGAATGTACACCCGAAGAAGATAAGCTAATTGATTCATCGAAAAGATTAGCTAAAAAATGGGAGAAAGACGGTAATCGTCTTTGGCTGTATTCAGCCAGTGGTTCACTTCATGTAATGATGCACGGAGATACGGAAGATAATCCTACGCCAGAATTTACGAAATCAAATGGTAGTAATATTGATAATAGTATAACTACAATTGACGGGATAAAAAATGATGGTGGTGACTGGTAATTAACTAAGGCAAGATACGAATGAATAAAAATAAACATATCCTCGATTGGTATATTGATAATACACCATCTGACGAAAAAGAATACGATAAAGGCTGTTTATTCGCTTTCTCTACAATAGCTATCGTTTTCATTACATTAGTAATTTTAATTTTAAAAGTAATATGAATGAGCCAATTGTAGAAGTCCCGGTTTGGAAATTGAGGGAAATTGCTGATACGCTCCGGCTGGTTTCAAATACACTTGAATCTCCTAAAAGAGAATCCTGTTTAGACCGAAAAGTAATGACCTCTTGGAATATTATTGTTGACATTCTAAATGGGCATACTCCATCTCCCCATGAAAGTCTTGATTATTACATGAAGAAAGGGCAAATGCCTGAATTGAAAGAAGATATATATGGGACGAAAGAAAGTATGTACTAAATGTAAGCGAAAACTTTGGATGCGGGATTTTTATAAGCATAAATCTTATTATAGTTCCAAATGCAAAGATTGCACTAAAGAAGAGATGAGAATGGAATATGCAGAGAAGAAAAAAGTGCCGGATAAGAAGTTTTATGATGAGTCTAAAGGATTATACATGGAACATAAAGGATATTCGACACGTATCTCATGGTCAGGTAATATGCTCTGTATATTGAAACGGCATTATGCAACAACATTCAACGAAGAACTAGCTGAGTTGATTGGAGTTTCCCCTAGAACTTTAGTTCGGAAAGCGAGGGAGTTGGGAATTTCGAAAGACCCGGATTGGATGAAAGAAGTTTGTAGGACAAATGCCAGATATGGAGCAGTGGTTAGTAAAAAGAATAGAAAACTAAAAAAAAATAACGAATTATGGAACGAGAGCAAATAAAGAAAGGTGTTGATTTAATTGAAAGAATTAACAAATTAGAAAAAGAATTATCTGTATGGGAAGAATGTGAAAAATTTTCCGAGATTGTTATTTCAAGCAAAGAACGTAGATATGAGGCATCTATCTTTTGGGTTGATTTTGATACAACTAAATCAATAACTATTTGCAAGTTAAAAAAGAAACTTAAAGAACTAAATGACGAATTTAAAGCATTGTAATATGAAAGAACAGATAGTAGATATTTCAAAACTTCTCACCATCAGAAGTTACGCTGAAAAGAAAGGATTTGTAAAAGAAACTGTATATCTTTGGATAAAGACAGGAAAGTTACCACATGTACGTATTGATGGAGTTTTATTCGTTTTTGATGAAGATGAAAAAGAAAAAGAAAACAAATGATTTCCATCCCGAAATAGGTATTCGGTGGGGAAGACAGCAATATCGAATTGAAGTAGTGTATTTGATGCTCCGGTGCTATTCGCATTATTTTATGATGAAATCTCATGCGGCATGTGCAAGACATGAAAAATTAGATATGAAAGATGCAGAAAGTCTTTCTGCATTCATAAGTGCTGCCTTTAAGTTGGGTTGTAAACCGGAAAATTTTATAAATTCAACAAACGAATTAGCTGATAAAGCTATTGAGGAATACAAGAAACTGGATGAAATTTTAAATAATTATTTCCCATCAGTTCGTTTCCCAATTGACAGGGAAGATGTGATTTCTACTTTAGCTTATCTCTACAATAACAATATTCTATTGAAGATGAAACATGTGGATTTTCTATTCTTCATTCAAGATGTAGAGTACGCATATCATACTAGAACAAAAGGCGTAAAATGGCTAAAAGAAATGTGTCTGGAAACTTGTATATGGAATGGTGGATTTACCAGACGTACTGATACCATGTTATTCCGTAGGTCATTCATTCTCATCGAACAAAAGTTGAACGAAATTATCCAAAAACGATTAAGAAGAAAAAATAAAAAGTATGGAACTAAAGTGCATAGTTAAATTATCCAGTTTAGGAATTACCCCTTATCGGGTATATAATACAGAAAGTGATTTGATATATGTAAGTTATTTCGAAGATGGAGATTGGCACGCTGATTCATTCGACACCTTTGATACTACTGATACAGAGATGTTGAAATTAACTCTCTTGAAACTTGAATACTCTCCTAAACATATTCAAGTAGACTATTATGAACCGTATATGATACCTTATAAATTATAATTATGAAGCTCGTATTTAATAGAAAAGACTTTTTGGAAGCCATCAATATCGGTGGCTGTTATGCGGGAAACCGAAAGGTTTTACCGATACTGGAATGTGTAAAAATCACAGTTAAAAACAACAAATGTACTATATTGTCGTATGACGATATGAATGCGATTAAAACGTCCTGCAATATTATCAGTTCTGATGAGGACATTGTATTCTGTATTAACAAGGCAGATATTGAATCGTATGTAAATCTTCTTAGGGATGAAACATTTGAAATGGAAGTTGAAGTTATTGGAGAAGAAGCCAATAAAGAGAAAAAAATGAAAGCTACCATTTATACCGATACCGGGACAATGGAATTTCCGGTGGAAGATGCAAAAGGGTATCCTACCCTTCAACAAGAATCGGATGCGGAAACGTTTACTATGCCGGCTCAAACATTGGGATACTGGATTGTTAAGGGAAACCCATTCTTGAAGGAAGATGAATTGCGACCGGTATTTGAATGCCTGCATCTGTTTATTCAAGAAAACAACATTCATGCGTTTGCTTTTGACAGTATCAAAATGTACCATGATTTTTGCGAGACTGAATCCAATCTCAAAACTATCCTATCTATTCCAAGAAATTCATTCAAAGGTATTCGGGAAGCTCTAAAGAAAGAGAATGAAGTGACCATTAAAAACGGGAAAAATAACATCATCATCAAATGTGAAAACTCCATGTTGCTCATTCGTAAGATGGAAATGAAAGTTCCCAACTTCTTTCAATTGCTTCAATACAAAGACCGTTTTACCGTCAGAGTAGATAAGAGAACCATTCTTTTATGTTTATTGAAAGCAATAAATATTTTCGAAAAGCCAATTACCGGAAATATATCTCTCAGCTTTACAGAAGAAGGAATTACCATTTCAGCAACAAATTGGGGAGGAAACAAAAACTATACAGAAAAGATATATGCAGAAGGTGGTCAGGCGATATCTCAGAACTTCAACGCTATGCAAATGAGGACTGCTATCGACGCTATCAGTACGGATAATATAGAAATATGTCCAACCGGAGAAAGGGCTTTATTAAAAATAAAGAATCCTGAATATGAGAGTGAAGTAACCATGATTTGTCCAATGGTAAAATAAGAAAAGATATGAAAATTAATACAGAGTTTGATGTAGGTGATAGTGTATGCTATCTAAGTGGAGACCATATTTGCTATGCAAATATTAATAAAATAACCATTGAAATATCTTATACGGATAGAAGTTTTTTGATGGTTTATAAGTTATCTGACGGATTAAGTATCCCAAGAAATAATTATCCACAATGGGATACAAGAATATTTAAAGACAAAGAAAGTTTAATCGAATATCTTAAAGAACATGAATAAAGAAGAATTTATCGCTAAAAAAGCGATTATCCAAGAAAAAATGGATACAGTAAAGCGAGAGATGATGGATTTGAAACAAGCATATATAGATTCAAATTCTCCGTTTCCGGTCGGGTCAAAAATTTGTATCATTAATCCACCATTTGAAGGTTGGGCTTTTGATAATAGAGAACGCATACATATTCCAGAAAAGAGAAGATATGCCTATGTTGAAGGATACGAAATATTTTTTGATGAAGTCTTTCCTAAACTGAAAAAGGCAAAGAAAGATGGTAGCATGTCGAAAGTGAATGATAATGTGTCTTTTGAAAGATGTAAAATGGAATTAGCTGAATAATTATGGCATGGTTAGCAATTGATAAGTTTGGAGATGAATACATTTTCAGACATAAGCCTGAAAAGGATAGTTGTTATTGGTCTGACGAAAAACTCAATATGGATTGTGTCGGTTCTAACGATGAACCATATTATCGTTCTTCTGAGATAGAACTTCCAAAAGGAACGATTAAACTTCTTACAGGTAAAGAATTAACATGGGAGGATGAACCAATAGAAATTGAATAATTATGGAAGAAAGAAAACTAAGTTTTAAATGCAACGACGACCCCACATTAGTAGAGGACAAAGATGGCAAATTAGCCAAGGAACTGGCAAAGATATACAAGGATATCCAATTCAATCTTGGATTCTGCTATGAACAGTTGACAAAGGGAGAATTGACCGAAGGGATGAAAGAAACTCATCTATCTTTGACCGAATCCTATGTATTGTCTTTCCTGAAAAAAATGGGGTATGAAGGGATACTTGAAAGAGAACAAAATGAAAGATTGAGCGAAATCCGGTCACTAAATGATGAAAATAGAGAGCTTCGGAAGCAATTAGGGGAGAAGGTGACAAACGAGGATTTCAGAGAGAAAATCAAGAACGTCTGTTCAAATTTCAAGAGGTGGTGGAACATAGAAGGATTTGGACATGTTAGTAGTATGTCCTTTGGAGAATATGGCACACTCACAGTTAAGTTAAGCGGTAATATCAGCCGTTCTTACTATGAAGATGAAGAGCGAACAGAAGAAGAGAAAATCAAATATCTGGAAGAACTTGGGTTCTCAATAGACAACGAAAGATACGTAATCTTTAATGATTCAAACATCAATCTATTAAAGAAATTGCTTACTGAGAAATATCCAAGCGCAAAGATATGGAAAATTGAATCCCATGATAGGCTTACGTCTATGGCTATTTGGGATATTGAAATTATTATTAAAAACTTAAACGATTTAGAATCATGTTAACAAGAGAAGAAGCATTCAATTTAGCACAACAACAATCTCCAACTTTGGAGGAAGCATTAATTAAGATTGAACGTCATGCAAGAGCCGGAGAATACCTCGCTGAGTTTAAATTGCTTAGTAAAGATGTGATAAAGGAACTTGAAAAATTAGGATTTACTGTTTGTAGGGTGAATTTCAACATATCAGTAATATCATGGGGGGAAATAGTATGCAAATAATTGAAGTAATGATACCAGTCATAATGCCATAGTATTTTACCCTAACCGGATGGGGAGAGAAAATTCTCCCCATTTTTAACCAAAATTATTTGGAATTTGCCAATTTACTTAATACATTTGTAGAAAATTTATAGAATATGGAAGACCTAAAAAACTTAGTGCGTATCTCTACATACGCAAAACTTAAAGACATCAGCACGGAAACGGCTAGATTGTGGGTGTTAAACAAGAAAGTAAAATCAGTTATTATTGATGATACGATTTTCATAGTCAAAGAAGAAGAGAAAAATAAGAAAGATGTTATCTAACATATTGTACTAAAACCAATTTTTAGTACCTTTGCAAAGTGGAGATAGGCATGGAGTAGCTACCTGTCGAAAGGTGAAGTGAGTGCACCTTCTCCACTTCCTTCTTTCACTCATACTACTTAACATTCACAATCATGAAGAAAAAGGATTATCAGAGTCTACTCAAAGACCCTCGTTGGCAGAGGAAAAGACTGGAAATTATGCAAAGAGATAATTTCACATGTCAGCATTGCGGAAATGCAAAGGAAACATTAAACGTACACCATAAGTATTATAAGGAAAACTATAATCCGTGGGACTACGAAGATGATTGTTACATAACTTTATGTGAGAAATGTCATAATGTAGAATCAGAAGAGAGAAAATTATTGTATTCAAAATATATAGAATTTAGAGATACTTTCTATATTAAAGGATTTTCAAATCAAGTAATTAGCGATATTTTTGGAAATTTTATAAATTATCTTGAATCAATAGATTATAATTTTCCTTTAGGAGAAAATATGATTATAGATTCTGTATGTGGGATACAAAACATATCAGATGTAAATGCATTAAAAAATATAGGTATTTCACAAAAAGAGATAAATCATATATTAAGAAAAATAAATCCTAAAATTTATAAATAATGGAACACTCGTTTTGTATTGAAATAGCCAGTATTTTGGGTATAGAAGAAGCTATACTGATTAATAATTTTTTCTACTGGATTAAGAAGAATGAAGCAAACGATAAACATTTTCATTATGGTAGATATTGGACATATAATACCACTAAAGCTCTTGCTGAATTATTCCCATATATGAATGAAAAAAAAATATCAAGACTTATTAATAATCTCGTAGAAAAAGGAATATTTATAAAAGATAATTTTAATAGTAGTGCTTATGACAGAACATGTTGGTATGCTTTTTCTGATGAAGGTATTTCAATGATTAAAAAATGGGGAATGCATTTCTCAAAAATGGGAAATGGATTTCCCGAATATGTCCAACCTATACCAGATAGTAATACAGATAATAAACAAGAAAGAGAAGATACTAACGTATCTAAGAAAGAAAAAAAGACTGGTAAATTTGATGTTAGAACAGATTTATCCTACGTTGATAAAGAGTTTGAAGACATATGGATGGAGTGGTTGGAGTACAAGGATGAAATCAAGAAGCAATATAAAACTCAAAAAGGAGCTTCAAGGCAATACACAACGTTAGTCAACCTGTCTGATAACAATCCGGTTCTTGCTTATGCTATCGTACAACGTTCTATTGAGCATTCATGGGATGGAGTATTTGAACTTAGTGATAAACAGAAAGAATTGTATTTATCGGATAATTCTCCTTATGCTAAAAATCCTAAGAATACAAAATCAAATATTCCCCAAGATGGAGATGTAAACGAAAAAGGAGAAGTTTGGAGTCAAGAACAACAAAAATGGCTAAAATGATATGGACATTATAGAAGTTAGAAGGGCATTGGAGATATTCAAACCGGAAGGTGAATTGGTTGAAATACGTGCTATAGGTACTAAAAAGAAAGGTGATATATGGTCTGGATATTTCACTAACCATGAAAAAATAATTGAAGCTATCAAAAAGTTTGATTCCGGATATAACCTATATTTCATCTTCAATAAAATCAAGATGCTATGTTATTCAATGCAGCAGAAAGACCAGATGATGTATGGAGTGGATAGTACTAACGATAAGCATATTGATTCTCGTGAATGGATATTGATTGATTTTGACCCTGAAAGAGATGGTGCTAAAATCAGTTCTACGAATGAAGAAAAGCAATATGCAAGGATAGTAGCGAATAAAGTGAGGAACTATCTGAGAGATATGGGATTCAATTATCCGGTCGTGTGTGATTCAGGAAATGGATTTCACCTACTTTACAAAATTGACAGTTGGGCTTGTACTGATGAAAACAATGAGCTAGTTTCCAATTTTTTAAATTCTCTTTCAATGATGTTCAGCGATGAAAAAATTGGAATTGATGTAAAGGTTGGTAACAATTCTCGCATTACAAAGTTATATGGTTCAGTCGCTCAGAAGGGTTCTAACACTAAATCCAGACCTCACCGGATGAGTAAGATATTGGTTGTACCCTCAGAAATAAAGCCAACCGATAAAGCCTACTTTGTGAAAGTAGCTGAGAAATTGCCGAAAGTGGAAAAGCCAACTTATGAAAACCGATACGGTCAGGATAAGTTTGACATTGATAACTTTCTAAGCAAGCATGGGATACAGGTAGCAAGGGATATTACTGATTCAATGGGCATGAGAAAAATTATTCTTCAAGAATGTCCTTTCGATAGTAGCCATAAAGCACCAGATTCAGCTATATTTGTTAGTCGAGATGGGGCTATTGGATTTACATGTTTTCATTCTCACTGTAGCCAATATACATGGAAAGATGTTCGTTTGCACTATGAGCCGGATGCTTATAGCCGGAAAGAATACTCAGAATACGTTACCAAATCGCGAAAATTTAATTTTCAGCGTCCGGACAAGGAAATCTATACCCCAGTGGGAGAAGATTCAAAAAAGGGCAATAAGTGGATGAATATGGCGGATATAAAATACGTCGATGTTTCTCAGCTTCCGAAAATACCTACCGGATTCAGGATATTGGATAAATCCATCACCGGATTACTGTTGGGTGAAGTATCGCTGATTTCAGGAAGTAACTCTTCGGGAAAGTCCTCTTGGTTGAACCAGCTTTCGTTGAATGCCATCAATACCGGATACAAGGTGGCGTTGTGGTCAGGAGAGCTAGTCGGGTATCGTTTGAAAGGCTGGATAAACCAGATTGCTGCCGGACGAAGCTATGTGCAAAAGGTGGACGGATACGACACGTTGTATTATGCTCCGAAGAACATATCTGACCGGATAGACAATTGGACAAAAGGGAAATTGTTCCTTTACAACAATCAGTATGGTTCTCGTTGGGAACAACTGATGGCTGATATTACTGAAATCATTGAAAAAGAGGGAGTAAGCCTTGTTATTATAGACAACTTGATGGCTATGTCTCTGGAAGGATTTGACGGAGACAATAACAGCAAGCAAAGGCAGTTTATCTTACAGGTATGCGACCTTGCTAAGAAGAAGAACGTCCATATCATTGTGGTGGCTCATCCTCGTAAACAAACAGATTTTCTTCGCAAAGAGTCCATATCCGGTTCAGCCGATTTAACCAATGCGGTAGACAATTGTTTCATCATTCACCGTGTTAATAAGGACTTTGAGACCAGAGGTATTGAGTTCTTTGGTTCACCCAGAATATCGGAGATGATGCAATACGGTAACGTGGTAGAAATTTGCAAGAACCGTTCTCTAGGAGTAGTAGACACACTTTGTGGGATGTACTATGAGATTGAAACCAGACGTTTCAAGAATGACATTGCAGAGCACATAGTGTATGGATGGCAGGAAGAGCCGAAACCAGAACCGGCTTTCCAACCAAATGATTATGAATACAGTACATACGACTTCAATGTCCGGCAAGAGAGTGACTTACCTTTTGACGGAGAAGACAACGGATGTCCTTTTTAAAAATAAAAAACATGGAAGAAAAGATTTATGAATTTGACCCACAGGTATATCCAATGAAGCTATGGGTTATGAAAAAGCCAGATTTTGAAACAGTACAGAAAACATTTTACTCAATGGAAGAAGAAGATGAATTGTACGAGTTTGAATCTAAACAGTTGGATTTAGGTTCTCACACAACTATGAGAGTTTTTCCGGTAGTTAAAAAAGAGACAAATCAGTGGGGCATATTAGCTGTTTTTGGAAATCCAAAGTATTTTAAGCCAAGCATTTTAGCACATGAAGCATCTCATGTTTGCGATTGGCTTTTTGAACTGATTGGAATTAATCGTGGGAAGTTTGATGATGGTGAACCTGCGGCTTATTTCAGCCAATGGGTATTTGAACAATTGTATAACGTAAAGAAAGGGAAAGTATGAAACAGACATTAGAAGAAGCAGCAAAAGAAAACATACTGTTTAATCACAGAACAGTTGACAGAAATTTGTCAGGTAAAGATTTGGCAAAGTTTGGAGAGATTAATTTTGTTCAAGGTGCAGAATGGAAAGAAAAGCAATCTCCGTGGATAAGCGTGGAATGTAAATATCCCTCTTATGATAAATCATCTTCGCTAAATAAACGAGAAAGGTATATTGTCCGTGTGATAAGTGGAAGTGCAAAACAAGATATTACCTACACTCTTGCTTGGCTTACTGGAAGAAATCGTTTTAATGTAGAAATGGATTGGGTAAAAGTGACTCACTGGATGCCTATCCCTTCTTTCGAGGATATCCTCGAAGCCAACAGAGACGTTTTAGAACGAATTAAAAATAAAGGAGACTAAAGCATGCAGAAAATACTTTTTAACGAAAAATATGGCTTAACACAGGCTGTATTGGATGGTCGGAAGACTATGACGAGAAGGATTGCAAGTCCTTCTAATGACAGACAAATATCCCTTGCCAACTTAAATAAGGAATGGTACGAGGATGATGAGGGTAATACTTATATTTCTAAGTATGAAGTTGGCGAAGTCGTTGCTATTGCACAAAGCTATAAGAATATAGCAGATAGCGGATATTCTGTTGATTCAAGATACGATTCCTTTCGCACTGAAAAATGGGATGAAAACAAAAGAGCATACGGAAGGCTCAAAACACATCATGGGTGGAACAACAAAATGTTTGTAAAGGCAGACCTAATGCCACATCACATCCGCATTACCAACGTAAAAGCGGAACGGTTGCAGGACATATCAGAAGAGGATTGTTTGAAAGAAGGAATTGTGGATTATGGATTGGAATACGACGATTATGGAGACCCGCAATATGGGTATAAAGGTTCTCAAATGTTCATCAATCCTATTGATGCTTTCCGTTCACTGATTGATAAAGTTTCCGGCAAAGGAACATTTTCATATAACCCGCATGTGTGGGTATATGAGTTTGAATTAATAGATTAACATTAAACAAATTAGTAATAATGGAAAAGACATATAATGCCCAGCAAGCTATAATTGCTCAAAGAGAATACTTGAAAAAATTAGCTCAAAACAACCCAGGTGATTGGATGGCTGATAATTTTTCAAAAGGAATAGGGTTTGCTCCGTCTAATGGCGTTTGTTACCATTGTAACAAACAAATTTATTCCCAAGGCGGAATATCAGTCGAGAGAGCAAGCACAGAACTCACTACCGGTTGCCCATTTTGTCATACTTCATACGTTGATTAAAAATAAATTAGGAATGAGCCTTGGGCGGCTTTGTAAAACCCTTTTATATTATGCAAGAAATAGATTTAAAAGTAACAGTTATCTTGCTCATTGTTTTATTGATATCCTTCAATCAATGTTCGCAAACGGAAAAGATAAACGATATAGAAATAGAAATCAGTAATTTAAAATACAAGTAATTATGGAAACAGTAGAAGAAAAAGTAATCAAAATTATCCAAGGAAAACTACCACAAAGTCGTAAAAACATATCTTTGGAAGACCGGATATACGACGATATAGACATTGACTCACTGGATTGCGTCGAAATCTGTATGGAAATCGAAGCGGAGTATGGAATAAAGGACTTTACCATTGATGGAGGACTGTTTAACCCGTCCGTCCAAGAGATTGTAAACCAGATAAAGAATTATAAAGAAAAGAAACCTTCCGGTATAGAAATAATTGCAGAAGAGAGACGCAGGCAAATAGAAGATGGATATTGCAGCGAGTATGAAAATCAGCAAGAAGTGGAATCTATGTTACCCTATTATGCTTGCTGCCTTGCATTGACAGAGGATTACAGGATAATAAAAGCAGAAAACACCAGAGGACATCTGGAAGTCCCTAAGATTAGCCTGCATCAGACTGTAAAAAGAAGAATTCAAGACCTTGCCAAAGCCGGAGCAATCATCGCTGCGGAAATCGACAGGATAAACAAATTGGAGGAAGAGTAACAAACGAGCCGGGAGAGACAAACTTCCGGCTTTTTTTGTCGCATATCACGACGTACCGTATATATCAACCACTTACATAAAAAAACCTGCCCAAATCTCACGACTTAGACAGGAACGATCTTTTTAATATACAAAATCAACATGCAATACAAAGCTACTTTCACAAGCGGTTTCAGTACGAGTTTGAAATAATAATGACGGATGAAAAATCAATCACTTAGTGAATAGAATAACGACTGCAAAGATACAAACTATATCCTAAAAACAAAGAAAAAAAGAAGGAAATCACAGCAAAAGCCACAATTCCCTTCCAAATACTAACATTTTAAATCAAAATGAAAATACCAATAAACTAATAATTTAAAATCAACTAAGTCATTCGCTAACGACAGGTCTACATTTCTACATCGGCAAAGATAGTATCTTTTTCCATACAACCACTGCTCAAAGCGTTAAATTTGCACAATGCTTGCCGTTTTCCAGTGTATTCCCACGCCCAAACGCCAAATGCCTTGCTCGTCGGATAGCTCACACAATCAAAATAAGTGTTCTCTTTCCGCTTAAACACCTCAAAACTCACCGTGCCGGTCTCTACATGGGTCTTCTTGTAGATATAAGCTGCCGGACACTTCTCAAACAGTTCAAACGAGTAGCCTTTCACCTCTCCACGACCCTCAAACTTCTCTTCTAACTCTTTCATTTCTCTTTATTTTCTGGTTTAACTTCGATAAATATCACATTTTCTCCATCAGAACGAGAATCAGCTACACAACGACCTTTTTCTTCTTCATCACAAGGCTTTCTTCCAAAATAACACTCATCACAAAAAGCCGGAGTCTCTGATTTCACACACCGGAGCGTCTTTAGACCATACTGAAACTCTTCACCAATAGCAAATTCAGTCTTCTTCTTATGCTCTATACACTTTCCTGTACGTTTGAAGATAACACTTTTCCCATCTGAACGTTCCTTCTTGGAACAGATAATGCCAATAGGACAAAAAAAACCAAATATTGCCAGCCATGAAAAAAGTCACACCCGTCACAATGGTCAGTACTTGGAGCACATTCATATTCAACTCCCTCATCTATAAATTTTTCGCCCACAGCAGGCTCATATCCTATTTTCATACTCGTCAATCTTTAGGTTCTACTTCTACAAAAATAACATCGTTCCTGTCACTACGCTTGGAGGGAAAACATTTACCTACAATATCAGATGATGAATAACAACCTCCACATTCAAAGAAGAAACATCCAACACAACGGTCGTCTGAACATACAGTTCCAGGGTTTTTACTTTTTACGCACTTCAAACGCTTCAATCCGTACTGGAATTCCTCATTCAACGCAAACTCCGTCTTCGGGACAGAAGGCTTCTCTTTGCCTATCTCCACGAAAATTACGTCTCTCTGGTCATGTCGATTCTGACTGGAACAAGCACCAAAAACTAAAGGTTTACCACATCCGGGGTAACTGTCCCCTGTATCAAAAACACAATCCTCACACGTTAAACCAAGACGGCACTCGTAAATAACGCCTTTATAGGCAAGACTAGCTCCCAATTTAATGTCTTTAAATTCTTTCTCTTCTTCCATAATAAAATCCAATTTAAAAGTTTATAATACGTATCGCTGTTTTTTCAATTCTAAGCCAAAAGGCAAGGAAATGTTCATCTTCACAAAGAAAATAGAAAATAACCCATATACGGGGTAGCAAATTTTAGAAGTATCCAACCATTTCTATTCACAACCACGACGCAAAGATAGAAATTTAAAACCAAACACCAACAATTTTAAGAGAAATATTTGGCAAACGACAAAAAATAAAGCCGAAACGCTAATTAGCGCATCGAAACACACCGGTATCACACCCAAACACACCGGTGTGTTTACCGTTATCGGAATTACGATATCGAAAAAACGACATACAACAAGTTGATTTACAGCCGAAGCCGGAATTACGACCTCGGAAACAACATATTCAAAAACATATAAACAGGGGAAATAGGCAGCACGAAGAAATAAAAAATAAAAAAAATAAAAATGAGGGAAGAGGTAGCCTCCCCCTCACCCGTCGAAAATAGGGGACACCCCACCAAAGATGACAGGGACGGACTAGCCACCCCAATTTTTGAGCCCGAAAATAGGCTTAATTCTTTCTCTGAGACGCTTTCTTTGTGTTTGTGATAGATTGTATATCATTGATGTAATAACGCCTATATAAGCCACTAGAATGCGTCTAATACATTCGTTTCGTGTTTTAGGCGCTTGTTTAAGCTGTTTATAGGTCTACAAAGAGGCGCTAAACATTGATGTAAGCTATAAAAGGCTGTTTTTCGGGCTTTTTTTTGTTTTTCTTTTCCCTTTGCAAGAAGGCAGGCGCATATTATACCTATCTACCTTTCACCTAACCTTTTTTTTCTAGTATGTTTTTCCTATTCCTACATTTTCCTTTTATCCTTTTTCCCAGTCTCTTTTTTTAGGTTATTGATATTTCCTTTTATTCTTATTCTTTCTTTCCTTCCTTCTTTGTTTCTTTTTGGTTCTTCTTCTTCTTCTTCTGTTTGTTGTTTGTAGTCTTATGTGTTGTAGTGTTGTAGTCACATACAACACTAGTAAACTATTCAAGTATCGCTGTTCTTTTTTCGTTTTCTTTACACCGCCTTATATGTGTGTATATAATATATATATACTAGTGTATATGTGTATATATTAACCGTGATATACACTACACATACTATATACTGATATACTCGTAATATATTACTAGCGTAATATATATACTCCTATATCGTATATAGATGTGGTGTATATACACTTTATGGTATCACGCATGCGTGCGTGATGTAATACCGTGGTGGCAGATGTCTGCGTTTATGCTTATCTGTGGTTTGTAGTTGCTTAACTATATGCTTTGTGTGAAGTACGATATATTCGTGTATCTTTGTGTTAATCGTATAGTGGTTCTATGATGTTATATTAAATAGATGTTAAGATATTAGGTTGTTATTTGCCAATTAGCAAATTATTAGTACCTTTGCAATGTCGGGAAGAGATAACAATTATACTACTGGCGGAGTTCTTTAAAACAGTTGTTAATACTCTATCACAAAGATAGCCTGTAAGTAGTCACACTACACACATGTACGGCATGTTAAGCAAGTGTAGTTATTGATATACTCCATCTCTATATAGCGTTATCTTTTCGGTTAACAACAGACTGGGAGTTCTTATATTTTTTGGTGTACGCATGAAAATTGAGATATAACAATCTCCAAAGTAAGTAAGACGTATAGGCGTGTATTTGCCGCCCTTTTGGTTAAAATCAGTACACGCAAGGATAGGGATAATAAACCCTTGATATAAAAGTTACCGTAATAATAGGCATATACGGGTGAGGCGAAAAGGACTTACCGACCTGAGTAGTCAGAATATAGTGATAACAACCAATACCATATACAAACAATACTACATTGATGGCGAAATCTTTGCAAGTTGTTTGCTCCACTTTTCAAAATAAATCAAGAAAAGATAAGCACCCATATATAAACGTAATTTCCGTTATTGTATTAGCGATAATATGATAAACGGTTGTCTTATATATTGGTTTATCTTTTCTCTTTAATGTAGCCGCCAAGAGCGAACGTTACAAGCCGTTATAAATACAGAGTAAAGAGAAAGAGTAATAAAAATTTAAATGGAATACAGTTATGAAGACTTTAAAACAGTTACAAGTTGAGCATGTAGCAAACATTTTAACTACTGCAATGGAAGAGATAGAAACGGAAATGGAAATGACTATCAAGGATATTAGGGATAGTAATTACCCTTTTTGTAAAGGTCGTAAAATGCTGAAAATCGGTATTGAAAGATACAGTATAATTCTTAACCGATTCAATCGCTTACTCAGCAAATATCCAGTTAGAGACGGTTATGACTATTATTTAAGAAAAGACGACAAATTAAGTAGCCGTTTTTCTATTGTGAGAGACTTTTACTATAATACTAATAAATAGTAATAGATATGAGAGAGTTTAATAAAATTGGTTGTACCGTCCTTCATAGTATAATGGTTTTAGGGCAAAATGTTAAGATAGGTAGAAAAGTATATTCCTATATCGGCACGTGCGAGGAATGGTACGAAGGTGGTACGTTTGATTATCTATACATATTGCGTGACATAAAGACCTTAAAATACAAGGTCTTTAATGAAAAAGAGCTAATAGGAAAGGATATAGTAACTTTAAACTAAAATATCATGTACAAAGTAATAGTAACTACAGCAAAAGGAAAAACATCTGTTTATAAGACAAAAAGAAGTAGTGATGTATTATTCGGGGAAACTGGATATTGTTTTATACTCCGACATAAGGAACACCCTGTTTTTAACCAATTTTATTACAGTGGCAAAGGTATAATAATGGGTAGTGAAAGATGGAAGCAAGTTAGAAATTTAGAAAAACAATACGCAAAAGTACCGGTATCTGATATGGTAGGCGCAAAAGTGGAATTCTTTCCACTAGACGGGAGAACTAAAAAAGCTAGAAAGCTATCGTATTATACGGTGGATTGTTTAATAGATTAATAGAAAGGGATTGAATCATGAGAACAAAAGTACAAATCTCAGATTTTAGCTTTATCAAAAAAGGGTACGGCTTGTATAGAGTTATCTATGAGAGTCCAGTAACGGGTAAATGTTGGTCTACTATGATTAATGACATGACATTGATAGACGCAACGTTAAATTCAGACGAACCTACTGCCAAAGACTTGAATGAGCTATGTTAAAATGGATGTGTAAAAATAAATAAGAAAGGGTATAATTATGATAGAAAAGAATATAACAGAATTAATAAAAGGCGAAATATTTGTTTATAAAAGTGTTGGTATTAATCACCAATTTAGATGTACCTTCGACCGAATAGGATATATTAGCGGTTATCCTGTATTATATGGAGTATTGAGTACTGGAATTCAATATGAACATCCGCTTTCAGTCCAAGAATTAAAAAATGAAAAAGTAATAATAGTATAATATGAATGAATTTTTGAACGAAATAGACTTAATAAAGAACGGTCGTTTTTCATTAGGTTTCATGTTGAGAAATGATTTTTTTCTGGATAGGAAAGAAATAGATACTATCAAAAAAACAGCTAAAAGACATGGTTTGTATGTTTGTGCAAGCTATGTAAATGGGTGTTGTAGGATATTAGTAGAAAAACCTACAGATAAGAGATATAAATAAACAAATAAAAGAAAGGAAAACAGTTATGAGAAAAATAGACTTTATAAACGGTTGTTCTTTTGGTTACGGTACGCCCGAACTGAAAGAGCTTGCAAAAAGCAAACAAAGCGACATCTATATAAACTTTGCTTATACTGATTACGGAGGTGATTTTTTTGATAGAGTAGCAATAGCCTATTTTAAAGAAAACCATCCGGATAATATTGTATATGAGTCTACTTCATGGAACGGTGAGAACGCTTATATCTTTGGTGAGATAGCAAAAGAATTTAAAGAAGCAACTAACAATTATTTGTTAGGATTCGAGGATATAGAGGACTATTACTGTGAAAAAGAACAAGAAATGTTAGACGAGCTGTATTTATTCTTGTATAATGAATATGTGGAAAGCGAACGTATATGTACTAACCGTGATAACTTTATAGAGTTTTTACGGGAAAACTTTATGAATGAATGTTCGTACAACGTTATGCCTACTATGGTGGATTATTCACCATCCGATGTAGAAAACTTACTAATTGAAAACCATCTAATAACATCTTATTGATATGAAACTGAATGAATTCCTTTCGGCTGCAAGCGTGATAGTTACGTTATTAGCTTTGTATGTGATTATCTATATTTGTCACTAAACTATATAGTATGGAAAGTAAAGAAAAGAAATATGTTATTTGCCGTATCTATAAAAATGGGATTGATAGATATTTCGTTGGCTTATTTAATTGGGGGAAAACCTATAAAGTAGCGTTTAATCGTTGTTATTTAAAAAGGTTAACCCAGAAAGACGCTTTTTCCCTTGCAAAACAATTCAGGTGTAATTATGTAACGGAATACATATACGAAGATGGAAAACTAATTGATAGTAAAACTTTTAAAATTAAAACAATATGAAAACAAGAACAAATCAATAAATTATAGATAACGCTTATAAGGCAGGCTTTATTAGCGAAAAAGATATTCTTTTATTAAAGAAACGGTTAAATAACAAATCGTTCGGAGATGTTAGGATACCAAACGAAATTAGAGTCAGTGATGAACAAAAAGAAAAGGGGTTAAAATGGTTACGTAATATGTTTCACCCACTGGAAAGATACGTAAAAATAACCCTTTTGAAGGGCGGGAAATGGATATACTCGAATGTTCAAATGATAAATTAGAGGCTTATTTAGTAGGTTTCTTTAATATAGGTAATTTTTATAAATTATATGTACCTTTGTATAAATATACAGACGGTGAAAAATCATTTTCTTATTACGTGAATGGCAAAGAAATAAGTATCTTTAATTAAAAACATTACAGCTATGATAACATTTGTAAGAGTAAACAACGACATCAATGGGAATCCCCGCTATGTATGTCACTTTTCAGACCTTTTGAATAAGAATGAATATGCTACTGCATTAAACAAAGTTTCAATAGATGAGGCGTATAATTTAGCTCTGAAAAAAGCTAAAAAGATAGGCGGCAAGAAATATCATTGCAATGATTTCGGTGGCGGTATCGTGTTTCAATCATATAACCTAATAGATTTAAATAACAAAATTGAAAACCTAAAAAACGAGTAATAACATGAAACGTACAAAGATAGTAAAACGAACGGAACAAATTTGCCGCGTATATGGCAATAGAGTTTATTTTTTCAGTAAGTAACAATTAAATATATATAGATATGAAAACAATAAAAGAACAAATAAAGAGTTTATTTAACGGTGTTGTGAGTATTGAAAAATATAACGATTGTTATATAGTATCAACTAAAAATGTATTTGTCACAAACAGTACATTAAACCGGATAAAAGAAGAATTAAAGTGCAAAGACATCCGAATAGGAATTAATAACGAACAAAAGCTATTAACCTATGAGCTGTTTATTGGAAAGATAACCGACCGTATTAAAACGTTTTCCGATGCTTGGGAGTATTGCGGAAAGCCCGAAATTTCATTAATTCAAGGGAATGAAAAACAAATTGAATATTTTATTGCTGTTTATCAAATGTCTATCATTTGTAAAGCGTTGAACGAAGGTTGGGAACCCGATTGGGACAACTCAGACGAACCAAAGTACTATCCTTACTTTAATATGTCCCCGTCTGGCTTCGCTTTCTCTGATACGCGTCGCGGCTATACGGTTGCGGGTGCGGGTTGCGGGTCTAATTTTAGACTAAAAACATCTGAACTTGCTGAATATTGCGGAAAGCAATTCATTGATACATGGAAGGTTATACAAGAAGGATTTTAAAGAATACAGCAATAACAAATATAAATAGTAAATTAATAACTAACTAAAAATAATACAATTATGAAAATTAATAAATTTATGAGAGAGTTAAAGAAAATGTTTCCGTTTATGACTGAGGAAGAAATCAAGTATAGAAACGAAAGTAATACATACAAAACGGGACGAGGTATATTAAACTTTTTGGCAAAGAAAAATGCGGAATATGAAGCGCGGGCAACTATGCCAAAAGTAAAACGCTTGGAAATCGAAATCGTTTGGGTTAAGAATTCAACTTGGGGCGTTATTCCGCATGCTTCTATGAGGTGGGAAGACGCAAACGGGTGGCACTCAGAAGAAAATGCGGCTATGGCATCCGGTTATGGGTATGATAAAGAAAGTACTGTAGTAGCTGAATGTTTTAACAAAATATGTTCCGGGATGTTATGGAACAAAAGACGTTCACGAAAACAAGTGCCTTACGGTATTTCTATGAATGGTTTCTTTCCTTATTTTAGCGGTGGTGTGGGAATGAGCTGTTATCCTTCAATTGCTGCTTTTTTAGGTGGAAAGATGGAACATGTAGCAAGTACTAAAACATACGATAAATACGTATTCACATTCAAATAAATAGCAATCATGGGACAGTATAGAAACTATGCGTATCGTAATTACGAAATAAGCAAAGAACAATATAATTATCTGCTACCTGTTTATGGTAGGTGTGCTTATGAAAACGTAATGTTGAAAGAAAGTATTTATGATAATCCGATTATCATAGAACGTTCTGATAAATACATGTTTTGCGGGACACCGGGAGACTACAAATACATGTTAGAAAGATGTAAGTATTTATAAACTATAATATAATAAGATATGAACAATTTTGTATCATGGCGAAGGGTTTCTACACAAAAACAAGGGCGTTCCGGTTTAGGTTTGGAAGCTCAAAAGGAAATTATTGATTACTTTGTTGAAAAAGATAAAGGAAAAATTTTAGCTGACTATGTGGAAGTATATACAGGAACGGAACTGTCAAAATGCAAAGAATTAAGTAAGGCAATACAGTTTGCAAAAGAACATGATGCAAAATTAATCATAGCAAAAACAGACCGTTTCCGTAATACATTGGAAGCACTACAAATATATGAAGAACTTGGAGACGGTAAAATTATCTTTTGTGACTTACCATCAACTGACAAATTTACGCTAACCTTGTTTTTTGCCTTGTCTGAGCGAGAAGCGTTGATAACAAGTATAAGGACTAAAGCGGCTTTAGCTGCAAAGAAAGCACGCGGAGAACAAACGGGTGGAACAAAAGAATTATGGGGAAAGAACACCGGAGCGAACAGAACAGATACGATTTCCACCATACAACAATCATCATCAACGAAACGAAAAGAAAACGCCCGAAACAACGTACATAACGCCCAATTTTGGACGTTTATACAGAAATGGATAAGTTGTAAAGGTGAACCTAATAACGCTCAAATTTGGGCGCAAATAGCGTCTGAATTGAATGACTATAATTTTAAAACGGCTACCGGGATGGAATATAATGCCGTCCGTGCAGCCGCTATGTATCGTAAACTAAAAAAGATAATGCCATGAACAATAATAATACAGAAGGGAAACAAGTAAATATTTACTTTAGAAAAGTTTACCCAAATGAACGATACCAACTTAAAAAATATTCTGTCATACATGACATGTTCAACAATACAGATAATGATTTATTTGTGATTGAATTTATAGATACAAAGATGATTCATCCAAAGACTTTGGAATTGCAAGTTAAAAGAAACGATTTATACAATATAAATATCAAATAATATGAAAACAAATTGGACTAAAATAACAACGGGAAAACCGAATGGAAGAGAAACAGTTCTTATATATCATAACGGCATATTCTTTGTCGGATACATATACTATTCTATGAAACATTATTGGTGGGGGATGCTTGATTCATTTCCCGGAAAAGTAATTATTAAAGAAGACATATTAGTAGATGATAGCGATTTGTGGATGAATATTCCAGCTATAAACGAATAATAAAGAAAGGAGAACAACATGGAAATATTAGATTTTATGGGTAGTGTATTGATGGGAATTGCAGTGTTTGTTTGGTTGATATGCAACGCTTTTAAACAATTAACTAAATAGTAGGATATGAACGAAATAGACTTGAACGATACCGTTACTGTAGAACTCTCAGAATGGGGAGCTACATATCTAAATGCGATGAATACCTTTAATAAAATGATTTCTCCAATAGAAGCCCACCCGTTTTATAAGACTAACTATAAAGCGGGTGATATTTACAAAGACCAGCTTTGGCATTTAATATTAGATTTCAAAGATGGAGTTAGAATTGACAAAGAGAAACCATTTAACAAGTTAAAGAAAGTGATTGATTAATACTATAAAGGAAAGAACAAGAATATGGAAAAATTAAAATCAGACATTGAAATAATTGATTATCTTAATCGTTTAGACTGGATTACAAAAGTAATGGTATATCCCAGTGAAATTGTTGGGGAAATAAATAAAGAGACAACAACTATCGATAGAAAAGATTTAAACCAATTAAATGCTCTTATTGATAGTGATTACTACATACTGCTTAATAGTAGGTTAATTTGTATCGAACGATTTAATGTATAACTTAAAATAAAAGAACATGTTTATAGTAATTAAAAGTAAAGGAAAGAATATCCGGTTGAAAGCGGATTCTATTCAAGAGTATAGCGTAGACGGTAAATCAGTAGTAACCGGATGGTATTATTTAACTATTGTGATTCGTGGTAAAGAACGTAAATTCTGCTGGGACACGGAACGAGAGATGAAAAAATACGTTCAGTATTTGGATAACAAACTAAAAGTTGAAGTAATATGAAAACATTGAAACTTTGTATTCTTGCCGGAATATTGACGATAGCATCAGCTTGCCAACATGGAAATGTAATATCTGATTCAGAAGAACAAATTGAATATGATGTATTAGTAATTGACTCATGCGAATACATTTTAGTACAATCTGTGACGTATGGCGAACTTTATGTAACCTGTGTTACTCACAAAGGTAATTGTAAGTTCTGCAAAGAAAGGAGGAATAATGAAAAGATGGGAAGACCATTATAAGGCAAGAGTTGATAATCGGTTCTATCTTAGAAGTTTCATTATCAAATACAAACGGTTTTTAGACGAGATAATTATCAATATCAAATCAATGCCGGAAAAAGGTATCGTTTTCAAAGAAGAAGGTTGTGGAATAGGAACGGTTAGTCGTGCTTTAAATGTGGAGATATACGATTTATGTAAGGCTTTGGGAATTACCAAAGAATCTTATAACTTTGATATCTCAAAAGTAATTTGCACCGACATAGATAGAGACATGCTCACCTTATGTTGTGAAAATACATATAAGATGGAAGAGGGTTTATTAAGTTCTATCCCTTTCTCTTATCTCAAAGAAGATATTCGGCAAACAAAGTTCTTTGAATATCCTACAGTGGTGGTTACGCATGGAGTATTAGAACATTTTGAAGATGAAGACATCATAGCTATTATGGAAACATATAAAGACCGTAATGTCCGCTTTCATGCGCATTATGTACCTACTGATAAGTATGAAAAGCCATCCTTCGGAGATGAACGGTTAATGCCTGTGTCAAAATGGGTATCTTTAACAAATCCAGATTATTACATTGTGGATAATGCCGGATGTGATTTATATCTATTCTTTAATAACGAACAATAATAGTATGGAAATTGAAAGATTTAAGATAGGGAAATCATTACCATGTCCCTATGGTATGGTTAATATAACGGGAATACCATATATCGTTGATAGTCGTTCCTGTAGAACATGTATTTGCTACCGAGGCTCATCTGATAAAGAAGTTTTTTGTGGCTATCAATCAATGGCTTCTTTTTTGAATATGACTTTAGAAAAAGTAGATGTTACAAAACTCTTGGCAGATAAATATGTGTTAGACCAAAATTTCAATGATAAATCATCAAATGAAGACTGGGAACAGTTTACAGCAAGAAAGATGAGAGATGCGTTTATGGCTGGCTATAAAGAAGGAAAGGAGAGCAAATAGTATGTTTATATTTATATCTATGCTTATATTGGGTATTATAGCGATGATTGCAGGTACGTTAAATGTTTTTTGTTCCTGTAAAGGAGATAAACGAGGATTGTTTGGAATAATATTCGTAGCCGCAGGAGTATCTTTTGTAATATACTCTTTTAATGAAGAATTTCGAAAGGGTGTAGTTAAAGATTATCTACGAGGGAGAATAACTGTAACTTATCAAGATGTATATCAAGATTCTCTCATCATAAGGAGAGATACAATAATTAATTTTTAAAAAGTAAACATTATGGAATTAAAAGTAGAAAAAGAAAACGCTATCAAAGCGTGGAAAGAAGGAAATGCAGAAACAAAGAAAGCATTGGAGAACTTGTACGGAAAAGAAGTATTTAATATGAAAATCACTGACCAAGTGAAGACATTTGAAGATGCGTATGAATTTGCTGGAAGACCACAAAGACCGAATTTCAATGTATTTCCTTTTTATGACCGTTCGTTTTATGAAAACATGTGGAAGATGTCTATTATTACAATGGTATTGAACGAAGGTTGGGAACCCGATTGGGACAACTCAGACGAACCAAAGTACTATCCTTACTTTAATATGTCCCCGTCTGGCTTCGCTTTCATTGTTGCGTATTACGACTATGCGCTTGCGCATGCGGGTTGCGTGTCTCGTCTTCGTTTCCGAACGAGCGAATTAGCGAGATATGCGGGCGAACAGTTCGTGGATATCTGGAAAGCTATTCAATTAGGATAAAATGAGATAAAGGTCGTCCGTCCTTTCCCCGTCTGGCTTCGCTTTCAATGATACGAATAACGACTATACGAATGCGAATGCAGGTTGCGGGTCTCAACTTGTTAAAACTATAAAGGACGGAGACCTCACCTCTTGGTGGAAAATAAATTTTCAAACGGTGTTAGTAGGATTTATCCGAACGCTCTTATACGAAAAACAAGACTTTGAAAAGATTTGGGAATTTATATGCTCGTATCTATGATATTGAGAATTTGCGCACAGCTTTTTATAAAGCGAGTGCCGGAAGAAAAAGTAAACATGAAGTTATCCTGTTTGAAAAGGATTTAGAGGGAAATCTCCTAAAGCTACAGAACGAATTGAAAGAACATACGTACCGGACAGCGGAATATCAAATGTTCATGGTGAGAGACCCCAAAGAAAGAGAGGTATTCAAACTACCTTTTAGAGACCGAATTATCCACCATGCCATTATGAATATATTAGAACCGATATGGGGAAAACAATTTATTTCTCATTCTTATTCGGCTATAAGAGGAAAAGGTATTCATGGATGCTTAAAACATTTGAAACGAGGATTGAGAAATGTTTCAGATACACGATATTGTTTGAAGATGGATTTGAAGAAGTTCTACCCATCTATCAATCACGATATACTGAAACAAATTATCCGAAAGAAGATAAAAGACCATGAAACGCTTGCTTTGCTGGATGAAATCATAGATTCAGCACCGGGAGTGCCAATTGGAAATTATCTATCTCAATTCTTTGCAAATCTTTATTTGACTTACTTCGACCATTGGATGAAGGAAATTATGAGAGTCAAATACTACTATCGGTATGCGGATGATATTGTAATCCTGCATTCCTCTAAAGAATATCTCTGGAAACTATTTCAAGAGATGAACGACTATTTATCCAGTAAATTGAAAATGACTATTAAAAGCAACTATCAAGTCTTTCCGGTGGATAAAAGAGGAATAGATTTCGTGGGATATGTATTCTATCATACGCACATACGAATACGGAAAAGAATAAAAAGAAACTTCTGTCGAACGATTGCGAAGCTAAAGAAAAGAAATAAACCTATTACAAATGTAGAATATACACAAAAGATTGCCACATGGTTAGGATGGGCAAAGTTTTGTAATTCAATTAACTTATTAAAAAAGGTCATAACAAATGATGAAGTTTTCAGAACTTGGTATTCAAGTCGATATGGGAAACATCTTCGACGTGAAACAAATATCTATAACGGATGTGCTTAATTGTGAGATTGAAGTATATGACTACGAAAGTGGAGTTACTACCTCACAAGGAAAAGACAGATGTGTACTTAAAATAAAATTCCAAGGTGAAGACTGTAAGTTCTTTACCAACTCACGGCTTATCAAAGAGACGCTGAGTAAAATACCAAAAAATAGCTTTCCTTTTTTAACTACCATCAAAGCTAAGAAATTGGGAAGCGGAAACAGTAGAATGTATTATTTATCTTAAAAATAATGAATATGGAAGCAAATTTACAAGCAAGAGTTGAAACAATTACGCCTGACATGGCAAGAGAGTATTTGAAATCCAACAGAATGAACAGACCGTTGAATGATAAAACGGTAAACTTCTATGCACAGGAAATGCGGGCAGGGAACTGGAAACTAAATGGAGAGGCTATTTGTTTCGCCAAGAATGGCGCATTGTTGAATGGTCAGCACAGATTGTCCGCCATTGTAAAAAGTGGGAGAGATATTCAAACGATGGTTATTCGTGGATGTGATGAAAGCGCATTTGTCACGTATGATAGCGAAAGGTTAAGACAAGGTTCAGATATCTTTGCTATTAAAGGTATAAATAACTATTCGTATGTTTCTTGTATTGCTACGAAAGTGTTGGCATTGAAACAAAACGCTACGATTATTTCTCAAAACAAAGACAAAGGGCGTAGTTTACCAAAGAAATATTCAAAAACTGAAATCTTGGGAGAATACTATACTTCACCGGGATTGTATCAAGAATTTTATTCTTTTATGAGGTCATTACATAACAAGTTCAAAATTATGCGTGTTATTGAAGCCGCTGCCATTGGTGTATTCTTGATAAAATGTAAAGGATATACAAAGAAGAGGGTTCAGAGATTTTTTGAATCTTTGTTTTTGGGAGAAAATATAGGTAACGAAACGATTATCACTTATCGGGAGAAAATAATCAGAGACCGTTTATCCTCTTCTGTTATGACTTCCGAGATGAAGCAACAACTTCTCATCAAAGCATGGAATTACTATGTAACTGGGAAGAGCCGGAAGTATCTAACTTGGGACAAACAAAAAGAAGGTAAACTAACATTTATGTAAATGGAAAACAGAAGTATTCAAACACTATTAATGATTCTTTTCGTTTGTAGTGTTGTAGCAATGTTGATTACTACATATATTCTAATATTTTAGTAAAATGGGAAAAGAATTAGAACAATTTGCAAATGATTGTGCAAAGCTATGTCCGGCTATCGAACCGGACATAGTAAAAGCTGCTATAAAAGCCGGAGCAAGAATACAAAAGCAAGCATGTATAGAAGCATTTCGGCATTTTGTGGAAGACTACTGCGCAGAAGCAGGATTTAAAGAAATCAGTCTAAATGCTGAACATTGCATAAAAGTATTCAAAGAATTAAGTAACATATAAAACAAAAAAATATGAAATTTACAGTAGAAATTGAAGAGTTTTGGATGGATGAAGATTCTGGAACACTGGACGAAAAATTGAAGAGTTATGTTATCCATGATGTTATCATGCAGATTAAAAGTGGCATACGAGAAAAAATAGAGACTGAAATAAGTTCTCAGGTACAACAACAATTGGAACAATGCATGCATGAGTATATTCAAAAAGAGATAAAAGATTTTATCTCAGAAGGGAAAATACGCAAAAGTTCCTATTGCAATGAAGAAATTCTTATCAAAGATTGGATTAAAGAGAAATTTACGGGAGATACAGGCTATAACAATCCAGAACAGGTTATCAAATCATTGGCAAAGGATTTTGGCAAGGAAATGAAAGAACGCTATGATTTGCTGTTTGCTTCTCAACTGGTAGCCAAAATGAGCGAAACCGGATTACTGAAAGAGGACGTTGCAAAGTTGTTGTTACCTAATAAATAACTCTCAATACTAATCAATAAAGAAAGAATTTATGATAGAAAAAACTATATATATTGCTGATGATAATAGCCGATTCGACGATAAAAATGATTGTATTCACTATGAGCATATATGTGCTGAGGTTGACGCAGCCATGTCTTTATTGAAACCGCGTCCCAATGAAGGATGTGATTTTGAAAATGGTAGTGGCTATCTCCAACAGCATATTCAAACTTGTGAACTTGTAAGAAAGCAGATATTAAATATCTGTGCTCTTGAATTTCCTTATTGGGAAAGAATAATAAAAGAATGTGGATATGGTCTACGTCATATATCACATGCAAGCAGGATTATATATGACTATGACTATAGATGTTTGGTTTCTGCTTTAAATAGATTAGAGTGTATTGATTTTACTAATGGCAAAGAGTTTGGGCAACCGTACTTTGTTTCCCATCAAGATGAAGTAATCAATGAAATATAATTTATAACAAAATAAGAGAATGAAAACATTTGGAGAAGTAAAAGTCGGAGATTTGATATATACTATCAATGACGATTTCAGAATAAAATCAGCGCAGGTTTGTGGAGTTGAAGACTTCCAACTGATGCATAAAAAGGCGATTATTAAAACCCTTAACTTTACAATTCCTGTTGATTTTGATAAAAGTAAGTATGTAAGCAATGAAGTAAGCCTATATTCTTGTTTACAGGCTGCTCAGGAAGCAAGAGAAATAGCGAAAACTGCGTATGCTGATAAACAATGGCGGATTGCTATGCAAGCATTTAGACGCTTAAAGAGGGCGGTTAAAGATACCGAAAAACAAAAGAGAATAATCTTCCAGTTCTTTCAAATGCTGGAAGAAGACTATCAAAAGGAATTGAATAGGGACAGAATGGTAAACGAAGCTAATAAGAAAGAGGCAATCAATGAAAACAAGTAGAACGATTCTTTGTATTATCATGTGTATTGTATGCTTGCCAATCTTCTCGCAACCCCATGAGAAAACAAGCAACGAGAAATAGAAGATGTTGGTAGATGAAACCGTTAACATGATTCAAAGAAGTACAGAAAAAAGAGAAACAACATTTAGAAGAATCAATGATGTATCGGAGAAAGTAACATCTTTGACGAAAAGTGAACTAACAGCGAAAGCTGTACCGGTAAATAACTTCTTGAATACTATTGAAAATCTTCTGGATGAATTAAACGAGCTTAAAAGTAAGTCAGAAGATATCTTTAACTATGTGGTAGCAACCAAGGATATGTTTAAAAGACCGGACTTTGTACCTAGACAAAAATCAATAGAGGATTCTGTATTCTATGCTGTTATGTATTTAGCGCAGATTGATAAAATATGGGATGATATGATTGAAGCCTGTAATCTGTTAGAGAAAGAATTGGAATGTTAAATCTGTCTTTTCTCTTGCACAAGTTAAAAAGAATATGGATATTTGCATCGTATCTGAAACGTGGCTGTGGAAGATGAACGATTGCATATTAAACTTTTTAGTATAAAACCGCTTATTGGCAACAGCCACCATTGGATAAAACCAATGTCTGCCATGCGGTAGCAATAAAGCCGTACTGATAAATCTTTCAGATACGGCTTTATATATTAACATACTAATACTAATATATATGGAAGAAGAAATCGTATCTCTAAAAACCGCCAAACTTTTGAAAGAAAAAGGTTTCGACGAAAGTTTATCGAAAGGATGTCCCACTCAAAATATTGTTCAACGCTGGTTTCGCGAAGTTCACAATATCATCATACTTGTTGATTGTAGAACACATCACGCTGGATGGTTATCTTTTGAACCGGATAGCGAAAAGATGCGTATTGCGGACTGGTTTTATAGAATAATAATCAATGAAGACTGGTATTTTACAGAAACAACGGTTAATTGTAATCTTCACAATTACGAGGACGCTCTGGAAGCCGCAATTGAGAAAGCACTAACTTTAATATAGGAGGAAGGCATATGGAAACAAAGAAAATGGTATTAAGCAAGGAGCAAATGCTAACTCTGAAAGAATTAGGAATTGACGACCGGAGCGCATTATGGTGCATCTATAATTTTTATCTTTGCGGAACGGATGAGTTTAAAGAAGTAGTTGCTCCGGCTTATACTTATAGTATCGGAGATGAATTGGAATATGGTAGATATACTTGTGGTGGATATGTTAGGGCATTTGATGTTGATAACCTATTAGACTTATTGCCTGCAAGATTGAAACATTATGGTGCAGAATTCTTATGTACCATTGAGAAAGAGGTAAATTGTTATCGGGTATATTATAAAAGTGAGCGTTGTAAATTGTTTATAGGACATGGATATGAACATGAATCAAAAAACTTATTAGACGCATTGTTTAATATAATAGTAGAAATTAAAAAAGAAGGATATGAAGAAGTTTGATTTAGAAGCTGCCTTAAAGGGAGCACCAGTAATAACCGGAGGAAATCATCCGGCACGAATAATATGTACGGATGCTAAAGGTAATTTACCTATCATTGCCTTAATATCAAACAACGGTGTAGAAAATCCGGTAAAATACACTTTAGATGGTAGATATTATACAAAAGGGACATCTGGTTATGACTTATACATGGATGTTGTTAAGAAGAAAGGGTATATCAATATTTGGGAGCATGAAAATGGCAAAAAATGGACAGAAGGTATATTCTCAACTAGAGACGAAGCTGAAAAAAATAAGGAGATAACAGCAATATATAATGCTCAAAAAGTTTATATATCTACAATAGAAATTGAATGGGAGGAATAAAATGAAATTAATTGAATTAAAAAGATTGACGCTCTCTAATTGGAGAGGACAAAGCCGAAAGGTTGATTTTGAAGGAAGAACGGATGTGTACGGAAAGAACAAAACAGGGAAAAGCTCTTTGAAAGATGCGTTCCTGTGGCTTCTTACCGGATATGACAGCAATAACCGGATGAACTTCAACTTGTTTGATAACAATATGGAGTACACCGCAGAAAACAATCCGGAAGCAAGTGTAGAAGGTGTATTCCTAATCAACGGTAACGAATATTCATTCAAGCGTACCGCAAAAATGGGATTTGTCCGTAAACGTGGAAACAAAGAATACGAACGAAAAGGGACAGACGACTATAAATTCTTGATGGATGGAATTGAGATGTCTGCCACTGAATACCGTACACGTATCAATGAGTTGTTTGCCGAGCAAAATGTACTTCGAATCATGCTGGATACTACTTACTTCTTAGGTATGGAATGGAAAGACCAGAGAACTTATCTGAGTCTGATGTCTGGTGAAATCAAGAAAGAAGACTATAAAGGCAAATATGACACTTTATTTGAGAAGCTGGACAAATATACAATGGAAGAGATAAAGTCTCAAATTGCTACGATATGTGACCCTATTAAAGCTCAATTGAAGTCTTTCCCATTGACTATTCAAACTCTGGAAGAGAACCTGCCGGATATTTCCAAGGTAGAGGAAGCTAAAAAGAACATTGAGAATGACAAGATTCAAATTAAGGAAATCGAAGACATGATGAATGGTACAGCAGAATCTGTCAAGCCTTTTATTGATAAGAGGAACAAAGAAATGCTGGAAATAAGCACGAAGAAAAATGAATTGATTAACCGGAAAAAAGCCTTTGAAGAAGAGCAGAAAGCCCCGATAGAGATTGCCAGAAAGAATTTGGATAACATCTCTGCCAAGAATGAGGAAATAAAAGCTCAGAATGACAAGATTGAGAGAGACCGGAATAGGTATGAAACTCAGATAAAGACTTTTGAAGAATACGTAAAGCAGTGCGAGCAAAGAAGAACAGCATTGCTTGCTGAAAAGAATGAGGAAAAGGAAAAACTATTTGGAGAAGACACTTGTCCGGTTTGCGGTCAGTCTTATCCAGAAAGTAAATTGGGAGAACTTCGGGCTTCTTTTGAAGAAAACAAGAAAAATAGGCTTGAAACCATTATCGCTCAGGGTAAAGCTAACAATTCACGAAAAGATTCTTTCTTGAAATCCATCCAAGAATTAAAAGAAGAAATCAGTTCACTGCCTGAACCACAAGGATTGCATAGTGTGATTGAAGCGGTAGAAGAACTTCGGAAAGCAGAAGAGAACTGGAAACGATTTGAAGATACCGAAGAATATGCTTCCTTAATGGAAGAGATTCAAACTCTGGAAGAGAATTTGACCGTTATTCCTGAACAAGACAATGCGGAAATGATTTCCATGAAAGAGACATTTATGAAGCATATCGAGGAAGAAAGTAAAATACTCGGATTGGTAGACGAACGCAAAAAGCAGGAACAGAAGATTGAAAATTTGAAGAAAGACCAAAGAGCCGCAGCCGAAAAACTGGCAGAACAGGAACAATTGGATTACGAAATAAAGGAATACGAAGAGGAAAGAGCAAAGATTGTATCTGAACGGGTAAACCGATATTTCAAACGTTGCCATATCACCATGATGTCGCAGGACAAATCCGGGAAATGGATACCGAATTGTGTCATTACGGCATTGGATGGCGCAAACTCAGCAACGAGTAACGGTGCAGAACGTATCCTTTTAGGAGTAGATATTTCAAATGCGTTTGCTGAATACTTTGGTATTAGTCTTCCTCTCTTTGTGGATGATGTGAATTTGATTAACGATGTCCATGCCGCTATTCAAACCAAACATCAACTGATTAGCCTGATTGTATCAGAGGACGAAAGCTTAATCGTAAAGAGCAATGGACTATAAAATTAGAATTAATCTAAGTCTTCTCAACAACGCCATTGAAACGGAAGTGGAGATAGGAGATTCTATGGAAAAAGGAATATTTATTCCCTATAGATATGCTCCTATCTACAAAAAGAAAAAAGGCGTATTTCTGCATCTATTTGCAAAGGAAAGAAGAGCAAATGCTTTCGGACAGTCTCATTATCTCCGACCTAATTGTGATAAATTAAAATATGAACAGATAAAATTAGATACCGGTATGGATGAGCCATTTTCTATTCTTGGGAATATGACAGTGCAGGGAGAAAACAAAGATTGGAGAAAAACAGAAAAAGACATTAAAAAATCAATTGAAAATATTTTAGATAATGACTAAGAAAGAGAAAAGAGAGACTTACAAAAGAGTCCAAGAATTAACCAAAGAGTTAATAAGTTGTTTAGTTGAACTGGAAGAAGATTATCTTATTTTGACTCCCAATGACGAAAAAACATATTCATCGGCTGTGGGATTCCCAAAAGATAAACTTCCGAATATGTACATGGGTGCAATGGAAGATAAAGAAGAGGGTGGTGCTGTATATGCCGCTATAGCTTTAACTGCATCTAACTATTACCTAAGTAAAGCACCAGACGAAGAAGTTTCATTTGCTATGAAACAATTTTATAAAACTTTACAACTTAGGGAACTCTTCATTAAAAATATTTTTGGAGATAGTAAAGACGTGAATTTGAATTAATTTTGTATAGTTGTAAACTATTAAAAATAAAAGACATGGAAGGAATTTATTATTTTAACGTAGCTCTGAAATATGAGAAAATGGACGAAAAAGGTCTAAACAAGATGGTGACTGAACATTATCTCGTAAAGAGCTTTACCTGTAGTTCTGCCGAATATTCTATCATCCAAGAAATGCAGCCGTTTATCACAGGCGATTTCAAAGTAAATGCAGTTAAAGAATCCAAGTATTCAGAATTGTTTCTTTCCGAGGAAGAGGCGGCAGATAGATACTTTGAATGCAAACTCAAATTCATCACTGTAGATGAAAAATCCGGTAAGGAAAAGTTTACTCAAACTAAAGTTCTGGTGCAAGCTGCCGACCTACGAGATGCAGTTAAGAAACTTGATGGAGGAATGAAAGGTACGATGGCAGAATACCAGATTGTTGCTGTATCCGAGACAAATATCATAGACATATTTACCGAAGAAAACTTAGAACATGAAGGTTGAACGAATTGAAGATGCAACCGATATATATCTGAGAGGTAGTATTTGCCTCTCAGATGTACCTAAGGATATGATATATATTTCTCCCAAAAACGGGAAGAAATATCTCTCTGTGATAATCACCAAGTGCGATGAAATGAAATGGGGAAAATCCCATGAAGTAAAAACCGCACCAACTCAGGATGATAAGGCAAGAGGTGTATCTCCAAGAGGTTTAGGTTTACTAAACGAATGGAAAAAGGATACAGTTGATACGACTCAGCCTAAAATGAAAGCTCCGAAAAAGGAAAAGCCTAAAACGGAAGAGATAGATGAACTCCCTTTCTGAGCTACAAAGGTGATTAACCTATTTAAAGAACAAGGAATAAATTTAGAAGTTATAAAGTATGGATGCTTTTAGGAATTTATCTTTGGAAAATTTACCCAGAGAAGAATGGAGAGATGTAGTCGGATACGAAGGACTATATCAAGTATCCAACTTGGGAAGAGTGAAATCGTTAGAGAGAGAAAGTAATACTTGCTATTCTCGCAACGGTAAATCATTTACGTATATAGTTAAAGAGAGAATATGTAAACAATCTATAGTTCAGGGATATTGTAAAATAAATCTTTCCAAGGAAAGTAAAAAAACAATGGTGGCTGTTCATAGGTTAGTAGCAGAATCATTTATTCCTAATTTATATAATCTTCCGCAAATTAACCATATAGATGAAAATAAAACGAATAATTGCGTAAGTAATTTAGAATTATGCACATCGGTTTATAATAATAATTATGGGAGTAGGAATAGTAGAATATCTGATACTCAAAGAGGAAATAGAAGAGATGCTAAACCAATATATCAATTTAGTTTAGATGGTAATTTTATCAGAGAGTGGGATTCTATTACAGAAGCAGGAAGAAATGGATATGATAGGAAAGGTATCTCTAATATGTGTCATGGATATAAAAATGTTCATAGTTCATGCGGTTTCATTTGGAAATTTGCTGATGGTATAAAAACTTTATTTTAAAATAAAATGGAAGAAAACAAAGAATTAGCTGTAATGGCAGAAAACATTGTCAACAGCGTTACAAAAAAGGTTGATTCATTAAGTCAATTAGGTTTCAAGTTCGCACCGGATTTTTCTCCGACTAATGCACTTAGAGCATCTATGTTGATGCTCCAAGACATGAAGGATACAAAGGGAAATCTTGTTTTAAAATCATGCACTCCCGGAAGTATAGCAAGAGCACTTTTTACCATGTTAACTAAGTCTCTGGATGCAAGTAAGGGACAAATGTACTTCATACCTTTTGGAGACAAACTGACTTGCATTGAGTCATATTTTGGAAGCGTTACAAGAGCAAAAAGAGCAATTTCAGATTATGTTCCGGTAGTTAAACTTATTCGAGAAGGGGATGTATTTGAGTTTGAAAACGATGTGGAGACCGGAGAGACAAAGGTAACAAAGCATCAAACAAGTTTTGAGAATCTGGATAAGCCTATTATCGGTGCTTATACTTGGTCATATTATCCAAATGGGAAAAAAGATTTGGTATTAATGACAATGGCTTCTATACAAAAGAGTTGGGCACAAAGTAGTAATGGTGGTCTATTAGGGAAAAAATTCCCCGAAGAAGCCGTAAAGAGAACATTACTACGCAAAGCTTGTAAGATAATAATTAATACAGATATTAATCAGGCAACATTCATATCAAGTGAAGAGGAAGAATTAGGTATTTCTCACGAAGAGCATATTCAAAAAGCAATAAATGTGGAAGAATACGCTACCTTTGAAGAAGTGCACGATGAAGTTCCTGCGGATAATCCAAAGGAAGCCGCATACAAAGAACAGGCGGATGCTTCAAAGAGACCTGTTAGAAGACCTAAAGCTAATCCAGAGCCTACTCCGGCAGACCCACCTATTCAAGAGAACAACGAAGACGATGAGTTCTAATGGAACTGAGAGTAATGGGTTCAAGCAGCAAAGGAAACTCTTATGCCCTTTGCTGCAACGAAGAGATATTGTTGGTTGAAGCTGGTATCAAAGTTCAAGACATAATTAAGGGAATTGATTATCAATTGAAAAAAGTACGAGGGGTGATTTTCAGTCACCAGCATCTTTGACCACTCTAAGAGTGCACATGAATTTGTAAAGATGGGATTTCCGGTTTACACCCATCCGGCAGCAGTGGAAGCATCCGGCTTTATCGGATTGAACGGATTAAACCCTAAAAAGAAACTGGTAATGGGTGGATTTAAGATTCAAGCTATCGAAGTAAAGCATAATGTACCTTGCTATTCGTTTGTGATTGATTGTCCGGACACCAGTAGAGTTTTGTTCATTACTGACTGTGCAGACTTTCCTTGGAAGGTAAATGGAGTGAATCATCTTCTGTGTGAAGCAAACTATATGGAAGACATCATTCTGGATAGAGCCGCAAGAGATGAATGGTCGGCTTCTGCCAGTGGGAATCACCTCTCTATAGAACAGTCGGTGAACATTATAAAGCGGCATTTTAGCGCAAAACTCCAAACGGTAGTACTGTTGCACCTCAGCGATGGGAATAGCGACGAAAAACGCTTTAGAGAAATGGTGAAAATAGCTACCGGAATTGAACCTTATATTGCCGATTCAGGAATGAAAATCAAACTTAATTTGGAAGACTTTTAGATGATGGAGTTCGTGAGATTTATAAGCAAAGACTTTGAGACATTCATCTGTTTCTTGATATTCCTTTGGATAATATTTTCGGGGATAGAAGGAATTGTAAAAGAATGGAGGAAAAAATAAATGACCTACAAGTGGAAATTTAACGACTATCTTCAATCCATATACGATTGTACGATAGAGGCTAAAGATAAAAATCCGGTTTGTTACTACTTTCCGGTTACTCAGCTAGAATTAGCAGAGAACATGGATTTGGTAAAACAAGGATATAAAAAAGACATAATACCCACAACCCTCTTATGGATGATTGTGGAAAAAAGAAAGAAAAGACGATGAGTAAAACATATGTTGGGATAGACCCCGGTAAACTTGGATTCATATCCATTTTAAGAGATGGAAACTGGTCTCATATAAGTATAAAGGATAATGATATGTACACCATATCTGATGTTTTTTCCATGAAAGATGATATAGTCTGTGTAATGGAGGATATTCATGCAATATTTGGAAGTAGTGCAAAGGCAACTTTCTCTTTTGGTGAAACGTATGGGACACTACAAGGAATACTCATAGCGAATAAAATCCCGTTTCATTTAATTCCGCCTAAAACATGGCAGAAAGAAATATGGGAAAACAAAGATATGGTTGTTACCTATAAAAAAGTTACGATTAAAGGTAAGGAAGTTATGCGTAAGGACGTAAATACAAAAGAGACCAGCTACAATGCTGCCAGACGTTTATTCCCTTATATGGATTTTAAACGGACTGAAAAATGTAAATCTTATGATGATAATCTGGTTGACTCAGTATTACTTGCCGAGTACGCTCGGAGAAAAAACTTATAATCATGGGAAAGATAAGATATTTCATGTGTCCTTTTGTACTTACTTCAAAAGATAAAGGGCGGCAAGATGGAAGAGCGATACTCACAGTTGAAGGTTGCTTAAACATTGCAAAAATAGAAAAAAGAATAAAAGAAGCTGATGGAATTGAAGATGGACGGGTAATCTGTACCGGATTTTTTGAGATGTCCGAAGAAGATTATATGTCTAATTTCATGGAATAATTATTACGTTTGTCATAAATTTGCAATCGTCTGGTTCGTGAGAATAGGGCGGTTTTTAACTAAATAAATTATCTAATATGAAGAATTTATTTAAACTTTACAGGGAATGGAGCGATAGACGATTTGTTGAAAGAATCAACAGAGTATATTTTAAAAAAGACAATTCGGACAATCTCTTTTGGGAAGGAAGATTGCATGTAGTTGCTCCGGGTAGTATCTCAATATGGGATAAGGATATTGAAAAAGTTAAAGAAATGCTTAATGTAGAATCAATTATAAAAGACTTGTCAATAAATAAATGAAAGATATCATTATATTTGTAATCGCTCTCATTATCGTTGCCGGATTTATCGGTCATATTGAGATTAATACTAATCCCTTTTGCATCAGATTACCGATGTGGCACAGAGTAGTCGCTCTTATTCTGTTTTTTGCTGCATGGGGATTGTGGGATTGGGGAGAACGCTTAGATGCGTATTCTAAAGGGCTGAAAAGAGGTATGGATATAACGCTTGAACAGTATAAAGAAAACAAGAAATGAATATCGAAAGAATTTACACGTTAGAGGGAGAGGCTATAAGCCTCAAAGATAAGGAATATCCGTCTATCATTGAAAAAGTAGATTATTCTGCAATAGACGATGAAGGTCTCAAATATCTTCAAGACCAAATGAAAAGTTTGGCAAAGTTGTGGAGCATTGTCTATTTACAGGATAAGAGACCTATTAGCATCCGGTTTGCCATTTATTCAAACTATATCTTCAAGAGCCGGATTCTAAAAGATGATTGCATTGATAAAATAGAACAGAATAATTTTTCAAATGGTGAACGATGAGGACATACAAGAATTGCTCCGGCTGACGAAAGAGAACAATGTCATGCTGAAAGAAGTTATATTGCACATTGAAAAAATCAATAGTGCTGAATATATGGACTCTCACATGATGAAAGAATTTGTCAACAATGTGGTAGCGGATTTATTTGCTGACATGCTATTACAACCGAAAGGAAGAGGACATGTAAGTAGAGAAGATATTATGAATTTTATTAACGAAATAAAAACAATGTAATGAAAATTAACGAGTATCAATTAAAAGCACTGGAAACAGCTATTTATCCAGAAGATTGTAAAATCATTTATCCGGCATTAGGATTAACCGGAGAAGCCGGAGAAGTTTCGGATAAAGTAAAAAAGGTAATCAGAGACAATGACAGAGTATTCTCATCAGAGAAAAAGCTGGAAATAGCCAAAGAATTGGGAGACGTTCAATGGTATATTGCTACGATGGCGCATGACCTTGGTTATTCTCTGGAAGAGATTTGTCAAATGAATATTGACAAGTTACAATCTCGGAAAGAGAGACATTGTATTAATGGTAATGGAGATAATAGATAACCATGAAAATAGAAATAGATATACCCGAACCATTTATTGATGCAGACAATAGCATGATAAATATAAAAGGTGATGGTTTTTTATATACCTCCTTTGATGAGAAACGTAGTGGTCTTGCCTCAGATAAATTTGCGGAAAACCCGGAAGAGTATGAGAAGTTTGCTGATGCATTAGAAGAGATTTCAGACCGCATTAGATATCTTATTTATCATAAACTTATTTAACATGGAAGAAAAAGACACTAACAGATGGGGTACAGTGTTGTTCAATGGAACAGCAACCCTTGGATTTGGAAAAGATTTGAAAGCTCAGAACAGATTGAAAGCATTGGAATTTGCTGTAATGCACATGAATTTACCCCAAGAATTATATGGAAAGATGAGCTTCTTGGATTATTGCAAACAAGAAGCGGAGAAAATTCTGGATTGGGCATACGAGGAAGAGGAAAAAGAAGTTAAGCCTGATGAATGTGAATGTTTTCCCTGTCAAGATTTAATAGATAGGATAGAAAAAGCCTATATAGAAATGCAGGAAAAAGAATTAGAAAAGGAATTTAGAGAACTTATTAAAAAATATACGGATTTAATAAAATAGGAGATGGGCAAATATTTTACAATTAGCGAAATGTGCCATTCTGATACAGCAATAGCACATAAGATGGATAACTCTTGTAAGCCGGAGTATCAACGTAATTTAGAAGCATTGATTACAAATGTTCTAGACCCTCTAAGAGAAGCGTATGGAAAGCCTATTAAAGTAAATAGCGGATACCGTTGTATGGCTTTGAATAAGATATTGGGCGGAGTCCACAATTCAGAGCATTTGAAAGGAATGGCGGCTGATATTACAGGCGGAAGCAAGGAAGAAAATAAAAAACTTTTCGACCTGATTCAACAACTGAACCTTCCATTCCGGCAATTGATTGATGAGAAGAATTTCTCATGGGTTCATGTGTCTTACAATCCGACTGACATTAAAAGACAGGTAATTCGGTAGTGAAACTAAAGAAAGGGATTCTTCGGAATCCCTTTTCCTATTTAGAGCACTCTAATGAACGCAGTTCATCTAATTCATCCATCAACTCTAACCGAAGCATTTCAAACTCATGGTTAGGTAAATCTTTCATCATACTGTCTATTGCACGATTCAATTCATATCTCTTCCGAATAATAGCTAATTTCTTAGCTGTGTACTTTACCTTTTTCATTTTCATGCTTCTCTCGTTTTAAGATAGTATTTATATTTTCCTCAGTAAATCCAAAGATTGAAGCAAACCTCTTAAATTCTGCCATTCTCTTCTCCGGTATCAGATTAAACATGCTGTTAATGGGCATGTCCCCTTCCATTGCCTTTTTTACCTTCTTTAGTTTCATACTTCTTATTTTTATAGTGATTGCAATCACAAATGAATAATTTGATATAATCAAAGACTTTCATAGCTATTTCTCCGCTGAGATATGCTATCTCTTCACCGTCTAAGGATATGCCGTTCATATTGGCTAAATCATCCTGTAGATGTCTTTGTTCGTGTATATAGGAATTAAAAAATTCCCTTTCTGATGAAGCACGTCCAATCGCCATGATTGTTATTCTATAGAGAAAGTTGGAGTAAGTAATACCTGTATCCAAACGACAAGAACGCATATTTTCTTCTGCGGTTAACAGGAACTCTTTACTCGCTCCGAACCTTCTCATTTTATGGACTATTTCATCAGTATCGTAACAGTCTACGGAATAGTATATATACACCTTCCAGCCTATCTTTGGTATGTAGAACTGCTGTCGTATCACTGTTAGAGCATATCATCCCAATTGATTACGATACCCTTCCCCATACAGTCCGCAAAGAAATGCCGAAACGCCTTCTCAGAGCCGCCATCCGGGTCGTCTATAAAGTCTCTCACAAACATAGCAAGGTATTGTTCATTCGGTATGGAAGACCCGAAGTAATCCGCTTTACACATGTTTGCTACGTAGACAGCGTTATAACCGTTATCATTCTTTAGCGTAATACTGTACTTTTTGAGAAGTTCGTCAACCTTTTCTTTAGGGATGGGAGTAATCTTACCTTCCTTTGTCTCCATCATAGAAACAGCCCAATCGCACATCTTCTTAGAGAAGTTGAATCCATAGTTAGAGAGGTAAGCTCTCATCTTCTCCGGTATTCTGTCGAATACATCAAAACTCATATTTCTGTCCATATTATAGTATATTAAGCAAGTGTTTCCTTGGTGACTTGATAGCACTAAGGAAACACCCACAATTGATATTAGCGACGACGACGACGTCTTCCTCTACGTTCACCCATGCGTTCGTCATAATCACGGTCGTAATCACGGTCATAGTTCCGATCATAGTCTTTACGACTCCAATCGCTATCACCTCTTTCACCCATGTTCTCGAACTCATCCAGAAGAGCTTCAAAATCTTCTGCTAAACATTCCAGACTTTCTTTAAAGTCTCCAACGGCACGACCGAGACCTCTTTCGTGACCCTTGTGGTTAATTTCAATCATTCCCATATTAATTAGGTTTTAGAGTTTGTTTTTTGTTTGTTAGAACCGTTCAGTTCTGAAAGCAAGGATTTGAGGTCATTCTTTATATCAAAGAGGTCTCCCTTTAAAGATTTAACCTCTGTTTCTAGAGAGCCTATCTTTTCTTCCTGCTGTTTGTCCTTGGCAAATTGAGGATTCAACTGTTTCAGTATTTCATCGCAGTTTTCAATTATTGATTTATGATAATCTACACTGCTGACAATTTGCTGACTCGTTTGAATCATGTTCTCAACCTCAGAAAGAATTGCTTCTTTCTTGTCTGAGAGAATAGCATTCGGATAAGAAAATACTTCCATGTTGGTCGGTATCTTCTGAAATTCCATCACTTCTTCACCGTATTTAATCTTGGCATCAATCACAGTTTCCTGTTGTGAACCAAAAGGTAATGAGGGATTGAAGGTCGGATACTTCGGAACTGGATTGCTCACATATTCTACCTGACCTATTTTTAGTACTGGTTTTTCTCCTTTTATAAGGATATAACATACACTTCCTTGTTTCAATGCACCAAACATATTCTTAACGTTTTATTTGTTTGACTTAGCTTCTGCTGCCGAAGCTGATACTGTTGTAGTTGACGGGAAAAAGTTAACTACTTGGAAAATTCCATCACACTTGTTGTAATAAACAAGCAAATAGTTACCATTCACGACTCTATTAGAGGTCATTGGAGCACCAAGACCATTAACAAGAGGAGTACCCGTAGAGCCTGCCGGTGGATTAGCAGAGGTTTGCAAAGAAACTGTAAATGCTGCTGAACCTGCACCACTTGAAGGTATTTGCGAAATACGCAACAACATTAGCCCTTCATTACATAATTGTCTGAATCGCCACGGACAGAGTGAATATGTAACTACACTACCCGTAGTCGTTACTGCAATGGTACGCAATTCGGGAATGCCCGAGCCATTCAATCTCCTAACAGGAAATCTCCTAGAAAGCATCTGATTGCTCCATTGAGCATAAGGTAAAAAATAAGGATTCATAATTATAATTTTTAAAGTTATTTACTCTAAAAAGGCTGACTTATTGACAATATAAACACTATCAATAAGTCAAAGTCTTTTTACTGATGATTAGCAGCCGCAACCATTGTTACAGCCGTTACCGTAAGGATAACCATAGCCATAATTGTAGCCGTCATTCAAGCCGCCTTGGCAACCAAACGGGTTGCAGGTCAAATAGGCAGGAACAGGGCACGGACGAAGCTGATTAACAAGATTTTGTGTCTGTTGCTGTGTCAAAGCAGACATCTGATAACCTTGTTTTTCATCACGCAACTGCTGAATTTCACGCTGCATTTCACGCATTTCAAGTTGACAGAACTTATCGTTGATAATTTGAGTTTGGGCATCAATCTTAGCACCGATAATGTTGAACTGAGTGTTAGCGTTGCTAGTCAGAGTGTTAGTCTGGTTCAGAGTAGCCAACTGGTTCTCATAACCTTGCTGTTGAATAGCAGTCTTTACATCGCAGCAGCATTGAGCCATCTGGTTTGCAATCTGGCAGTTTCCAGACTGGATGGCGTTGATGATTTGCTGAGAACTCATACCTACCTGACAGCCAACTTCGGATACCTTGGAGCTTACGCCATTGATAGCCTGTTGAATCTGACCTACAGAGCAGTTCAAGTTTGTAGCCAAGCTGTTGATAGCCTGTCCGTTTCCGGTGATTGCTTGCATCAAGAGTTCACGACCGTTGTCATTGTTGATAAGACCAGCGAGACCAGCGTTAGCAGGTACACCACCATCATTGCCACCAAAGCCGTTACCCCAGCCACCACGTCCCATCAATGGGAACAGGAAGAACAAGAAGATAATCCACATGAACCAACTACCGTCACCACCGAATCCGTTGTTTCCTTTGTTATTCATAGCCAGCAAAAGATTGGGGTCTAAGCCATTCTTCTGCAACAGCGGAGCAAGCATTCCTAACATGCCTGAACCACATCCACAACCCCCAGCTTCCGGGGTGTAAACTACAGTTTTGCTTTCCATAAAAATACGTTTTTAATGTAGTTCGACGTTGAACCACGCTTAAAAGAAACGAATATACCCGAATTAAACTATCGAATTTTTCTATATAGATAATCGTTTGAGTACAAGTCGATTATAATAAACTTTGGAATTTATTTTGATAGGACTGATAATAATACTACATTTGTGTCAAAATCATTACATACATGGAATTGGCATATAAATTTCAAAAGAAAGTAGATGAGATATCAGATGTGATATGTGAATACTTTAACATCAATGAGCAGGAAATCATAAGTAGGAATATAAGCGAAAAGGTAGCGAACGCCAGATACTTTTTATGGTATATCTTACATTATGAAATGAGACTATCGGCAAAAAAGTTATCTAATATATATTTTAGAGAGCCGAGAAATGTATTCCGGGGGATATCAAAAATAAAACAAGGAATTAAAAATCAGCCTTACTATAAAGCAATCTATGCTGACTTATATAAAAAAGTAGAACCCCTCATACCCGAAGATATAGAGAGGTTCTTAGAAAACATGGAAGAAAAAAGAAATATCAATTAATCCAAACCTTCAAGCCATAAGAACCTTTTGGATGTCCGGCATAAAGCAGGCTACTGAACATTGTATTGATACTCCTTATCAATTGAGTTTGTATTCTCATCTCAGCTAATAAGGGGTTGCTTTCTACATCATTGCTGAGTAAAGCCCGAATGTTCTTTATTTCCAAATTCGTATCAGCAACATAGAAGCGCATACTGTTCAATAGGGCTTCCAATGCTTGTGCGGTATCTTCGGTAATAGATTTGATACCTTCTTGCAAACCGGATAATCCAGAAGCATCTTGTTTGAAAAGCCAATCTTTCAACCATTCAGGAATCTGCTTGTCTATATCATTGAATATATTATCCAATTGATTCGCAAAATTCTTAGTCGTATCTTCATCTAAATTGGGAACTTCGCCTGCCGCTGCTTCATATGCTTTAATATATTCATTATAAGCAGCTTCCATTTTCTTCTTTTCACCAGCATAATCAAATCCAGCTATTTTTGCAGCATATTCGGCAGAATCTCCCCACGCTTCATCCCATTTTCTTATTTTTTCTTGTGCGTTTTGATATCTTTTAAAAGCATCTTCGGCAGCAGCAGCTTTAGGAGTTAAAGCACTCCAATAATCATCTACCCATTCTTGCAATTTTGGTTCAATAAATTTCTGTATAACCAATTGCTTTAGAATATTTGAAACAATATCATGGACTGAATTTCCCCATGCTGTAGCTGCATCTGTCCCTTCTGCAAAAGCATCGAATAAAGCATCTCCTAATGTAGAAGCCAAGTCTTTGAAAGAGCCGACTAAGTTCTCTTTCATTTCTGTAAACAAGTCTTCTATATCATTCTCTAAATCATGGATTGCTTCTCTCCATTCATCTATACGGTCGTCGTCCGGCTTTTTCTTTCCTTGTTCAGCCTCTATCATTCGATAGTAGCTATCAATCTGTTTTTGTAAAAGTTCAATTCGTTCTGAACTTTTAGCATAGGCATCTATAGATAACCCGTTTTCAATGGCACGAGTCAAGTCCTCGTATGCCGTTTGTAATTGCTTTACCTTCTTTGTTTCAGATTGAATTGCCCTTTCTCTTTTCTTATCTCCGATGGCAAATATAGCTCCAACTGTTTCAAAGACACCAGCAGCAGCCTGTAAATATCCCATAGGCCCCTGTGCCAAACCAGCAGCGATATTGCTTACACCTCCAAGTATTTCAGAAGTAGAACTAAGTGCATCTTTAGCTCCGACAGAAAGATTTCCCAAGGAATTATTCATTGCATCTGTTAGTCCGGCTGTCTCCGATGCAATCTTAGAAGCATATGCCGCTGCTTTCTTTAACAGTTCTCCTTTCTTTTCTCCATCATCTAATCCATTTTTAGCAGTGACTTGGGCGTTCTTTTCTACGCTTAACTCCTTATTTAAAACTTTCAGACGTGCTTTATCAGTGTTTAAAGTTATCTTCTTAATATTTGCTTCCTTTGAATTGACTCCTTTTTTATTAACAGCGTCAGTATATTCTTTTTCAGATAAAGCAATAATATCTTCTAATATTTTTTTCTGTTCTTCTAACTGGTCAATATTTTTAGAAGCGTCTACATATTGAGACTCTAAATCTTTCTTTTCTCTTAAATAGTGGATATATCCTTTGATGTTGGGCAACAAGTCCTTAAACGGATTTCTGGATTGAATCTGTTCATCTATCTTGTTCATTTGGTTGACAATCTCTTTGAGTTGATTAGGCGGCAAATCACCTAATGATTCTCTAAGAGATGCGAGTTTAGCTTTCATCTGTTCAAGTACTCTGGTAGATACTTTATCCAAATCTTCAAACATGGATATATACATATCACTTTCCTTAAACTCATCAAAGGCTTGCTTATCTAGTTTTTGCTTTGTTTCTTTCTTTATATTTTTAGTAATTTCCTCTTTCTGGTCAGGAGTAAACTCTGATGGTATATTTGCCAATTTAGCCTGTTCTTCCAGCCGGATACGTATTCTCTCCGAAGATGCTTTTTTCAGATATTTAGCATAATCCTTCAACCGGACATCTAACTCTTTATTTTCAGCAGCAGTTATCATCTTGGATAACTTATAATAAGAATCCAATTGCTGTTGTCCCAATTTTGACAAGTCAGGATAAGCCTCTTCCAATGCTTTACGGATATCATTTAAGCTAGAAACATCCACATGGAATAGTTGCTTTATCAAGTCATTATCCAAACCTTGTGTTTTGAGGTCTATGGATAGTTCATATCCGGAGAACATATTCTCAATCTTTCTTTCAAAATCAGCTATGTTTTGCTCCGAAACAGATATGGATACTTCTGACCTTAATTGTGCGGCAGCAGCAGCCCATGCACGTCTTAATTCTTCTCCGGCTTTTCCACCAATAGTTTCAGCAATGCTCTCCATCTCGGCAGCAATAGAAGCCTTGTCGAAGTCTAATTCAAGAGGTTTACCGAACAAATTTTGATAAGCATTTCCAAACTCCTTAGTCAAAATGTTTTTTGCATCGGCAGCACCTTGGGTTTTCCTCAACTTTTCATATTCGGATTGCAGGCGTTTTAGCAAATCGAGTTGGGCTTTCAATCGTTTTTCATAAGCGCTTTCTTCTCCTTTTTGCTGTGATTTGGTATAATACCCATAACTCTTTGCAAAGGCTTCCAATTCATCAGCACGTTTCTTATATAAAGCTGCTAACTGGTCATTGCTCATTTCATCATTCAATTGGGCAGTAGCCAATTTAGCCCTATTTTCTTCTTCCCTTAATTCTTTAATTCTGTTGAGAAGATTTTTAAAATAGGTATCAGGCGTTTCCTCTACTTGAATGAGCTTGATGTTAGTTTTTAATTTTTTAGTATTACGATTAATCTCATTTATTTTATCATAAATGATTTGTTGCAAATCAGATAATTCTTTCTGAACCTGTTTTTTATTAAAATCTATATTAATTCCAAGCCGAGTTTGCATTCTATGTTTAATGAATGTTTGCGTAGCTTTATCTTCATTCCCGGCTGCGGAATTTACAAAGTTTCTAATTGTATTTATATAGGTTTGTTTCTCTTCGGCATCTAACTTTTGAAATTCTTCTTTTGTAATTCTGGCTGCTAGTAATGCCTTATCTTCCAAAATTTGATATTGCTTTTCAATCAAATCGGTAGCACCCCTAAAGGTTATAGAAGTTAGAGTAGCCTCATGCTGCACTTGTTTCAATGGTGCTATAATATGAGTTACATCTACTTTTCCTTCACCAATTAATCCACTACGAAGTAGCTTCATCAATTTATCAACCTTTTCAGTAGTAGTAAATGCTCCTTCATCTATCTGTCTAAACCATTCATCAAAAGTTGAATTAGTCTTTCCTTGCTGCATTAATCGGACTATTTTAGAAGCAGCGGAATCATAGGCAACTCCCAGCTTTTCTACAGCCTTTTTATTTTCTTCTATACTTTCCGAAAACTTCTGTGTGTCACGAGCAAAGTTAGTACCGTCTTCCTTCATTAAATCATTTAGAACTTGCGTCTGACGGAGTTCTTTATTATATTTTTGCTGCGCTATAGTTAAATCACCAGTGATATTCTTTTGGTCTTTCAGCTTTTTGTAGACGTCTGGATACTGAGCTTGTAGAACTGCTAAAGAAGCACTCAATTCTTTTCTACGCTTATTGCTTTCTTCTTCGGCATCGGCATATTCTTTTGTTCCTGTTGTGTATTTTCCTAACTCTACTGTGGAATCTTTATATGCTTGCTCTTGTTTTTTTATTTTATCTACAAGTAAATTAAATTTATTTATTTGGGTGTCAATAGAGTTTGTCAATAAGTCAAATTTAGCTTTCGCTTCTTTGGTCTTCTTTGACATTTCTAAAAAAGCATATCCGGCAGATAATACTACAGTAGCAAGTAATACCCACGGATTAGCCTTTAACCATGCACCCGCTTTATTCATCCATAGGACAGTCTTTGCCATTGCTGATGCAAGCCCACCTTGTGCGATAGTCGCTTCAATAGTAGCCGCAGTTAAGGACTTAGTAGCAAGAACTGCATATCCAGTTTTTATTATATAAATAGCTGTAACGCTAGCAACTGTTTTTAAAGCAACTGCAAAAATCTCCCAATTCTCTACAACAGAACGTAAAGCAGATACCATTCCTTTGAGTACTCCATCATTTGCTTTGCCAATTTGGTTAAACATTACATCGAAGCTATCCTCTAAGTTCGCTAATTGTCCCTGTAAAGTCTCAGCTTGTATTTCCTGCATATTATAGAAAATACCACCAGCGGATGTTAACTTCTGAAATATTTTTTCAACGTCTCCGAAAGATACCATACGTTTAGATACCATCTCAAATACTTCACCCACTGATACCATTCTACCTTCCAACTGAGTAAAGTAATCAGCCAGTTCTCCCAAAATATTAACTCCGGCTTCCGAAAATTGTCTGAGTTCCTGTCCACGGAGATAATTAGCTGCTTTAACCTGCCCAAAGGCAAGAATTAAACGCTGCATATCCACACCTAGACCACTGGAAATATCTGCCAACATCTTAGTTGTATCGTATAACTTTTCAGTTTCAATACGATAAGCAGCTAACTGTTTTGTGTAGGATATTAATTCCTTAATAGTATAGGGAGATTTAATAGCCAATTGTACCGTCTTCTCAAACAAAGCATCGGCTTCATCCTTATTCTGTAATATGGCTTGTAAAGACCGCTGTTGAATTTCAAATTCTCCACGAACTTTAACCATTTTACCGATATATCCTTCAATGGCGGATACGGAGAATAACAATGCTAACTGACGTTGCAATTGAGCGGATGTATCCAATATTCTCGATTGTTGTTTCCTAAGTTCTCCGGTTTTCTGTGCAGCTTGTGTATTAGCAATCTGTAAACGGTTCGTTTCAGAAACAATGTGATTTATTTGAGCAGTATAATCTCTACCTGTAGCAGTTAGTCGCTCTTGTGCTTGACGTAATCGAGATATTTTATTTATTCTCTGAGTGATAGTTTGCTCCGGTCTTTCTAAAGCTCTACGATAAGATTCTTCTGCTTTCTCAGCTATCTTTGCCGATTGAGCAGCACTTCTATCAGCACGTTTTTTTTCTGCTTCTGTTTGCCGGATAGCTTTTTGTTTCTCTTTCTCAGCTTGTATTTCTTTTTGATAATTTGTTTTATCAATTCTCTTTTGGTCGGCAGCATAGGCAGCTTCAACAGAAGCACGATATTCATCAGTAGCTTTTGCTCTTTTTTGTAATTCAGAATTTCCAGAACGGAAAGAAGCATTGAGTTGTTCCATTGCTTCTTTCTGTCTTTGAGCTGTTAATGATGTTTGGTTTAATGTATCCAGATATTCATTCCATGATGAATTTGTAGAAGATATACTTCTCTTTTCTTGTTCTAAATAGGAAATTTCTCCACTGATTAAAGATTTGGTTTGATTATCTATATTCTGTATGACGGCAGATGAATTTGATAATAGACTTCTAAGAGATTCTATTTTTTTATTCAGCCCATCTATAGGAGAAGAAGATATTTTATTTACTTGTTCTGATATTTTGGCAATATTGTTAGCCAATTTTCCGGCTTCTGTACTACTCTCTTTAGAAGCAATAGACTTTAGCCCTTTAGATGCTTCTTTTGCCTTATTGATAAATGGGTTTATCCCATTTGCCATGTCGGTAAAGGCTTGTGTTACTACACGCTGCGTCTCTTGACTAGTTTTAGCAATTTGCTCTATCTTCTCATCGGCACTATCTAATTGATCTAATACCGATTTAGGAATATTCAATACATATCCATCTGCTGCCATAATTCTTATTCTGCTTTTATTACAGGTATCCCAAAATCATTTGCTAATTGAGAGATACTTGTTACATTAATCTTTTTCTTCTTATGGAATTTAGCATCTTCATTATCTGGAAGATATACAATATGTGTGGAATCGTTTTTGGCTATACCAATTTGAGCGATTGTCATTTGCCACATATATTGTTCCATTGTAACGGAGGGAAATGCTTTTAAGAAATCAAACATTTCACCATAACTCGTCCGGGCTATTACGAGTTCCGTTCGGTTATCTTCGTCTTTCTCTCCAAGGCTATCTGCTTGAAAGTCTGCGTTAGTCCGGTAATCTGAAAAAAAGGCTCAATCCCAATTAAATTAAGAACCTCAAAAAGAAGATTTGCCCAATCTTTGACTTCCGTCTCCCAAAGTATCGTATCGTAAACTTTTTGATAATCAGTATCTATCCGCTTCTTGTCATTGATTAAAGCTAAGGTTAGTATTCTACAAACCGAAGGGAAATTAGTAGTCATTTCTTTTAAGACATCTCCAAAAGAAGCATTCTCCACTTTACTTATCTTAGTTGCCTCTTCTGCAATCATCCACATCGTTCCCGGTTTCAGAGACCGGATTTCCCATTCAGTATCTTTTAACTTCACTAAAGAAGGTGAATCGTTCATTATCTGAGCGAGTCTTTCCATTGCTTCATCGCTCACAGGCTCATCGGCTGATTTGTATTTCTTTTCTTCCATGACTTAAAAATAAAAAGGAGGGAGTTTCCTCCCTCCCTTGTTTATATTGAACTTGAAAACGCAGGTACTACAAGAGTAACAGGGTCGCTGTCACTTGTTGTAAGATTGTCTCCAACCGCCTTTAAGTAGTAAGTGAATGTATCCGCAGCTTTCAGAGAAGAACCGGTATAAGTCACAGTATCTTTAGCAATCGAAGTCCAAGCTCCTGTTGTACCTTTACGAATACTATATCCATTATTACCGGTTACATTCTTCCAGCCAACTTTAACGGATGTTTCAAGTCTACTAGAAACGACGAAATTAGTTGGCGTTGCTAATTTCGTCAAGCCCCCCCCGATGCTTTCGGAATGATATAGAACGGAGTCAATGGAGCTTCGGCTTCCGAACCTACCTTACCAGCGTAACAAGTACCGGAAATAATACCCTGAACAATACCTGTCTTCAAGCTGGCTGCTTCAATACGACCGGAAATTTTCACTTTGGGACAAACCAAAGTACCATCGTTAAACGCTGCTTCAATTTTTGCCCATACTGGTTTATAGGTATTGGGAGCACAGATATTACCACCAGAAATGGTGAATCCCATAATCTTAGTCAAAAGGTCAGATTGGATATCACCAGAGTTCATGGTCACGGTGTAACGTCCCAATGTAATATTTTCATAGATTGGTTCGTCTTTGGTCTCTGAATCAATCGCATTGGTCGTATTGTCTTCCTGAGTAATGGAAGTTGAATCCGCTACGATTTGGTCAAGAGAATAGGTTTCTGTACCTAATGCACCAGCAGCAGTGTACGGAGTGATGAGGATTTGTTGCACACCGCCCAAAATCAAAGCGGTATCTCCTAAATTTGTTGTTGCCATAGTTTATAAATTAAATAATTAATACCCAGATTCTTACTATATTTACGTGAAGATTACGAACTGCGTCATAGTCTTCCCGGGTTTCTGAACGGTGAATACGATAACGAGAATTGGATGATACCTGTTCTTTGATTATCTCATTCAAACGCTTTTCCATCTTAGACATGACAGCTACGTTTTTTTTGCCGTTGCTAAGAGGTTTGGCGTAAAGATAGATATTCACTCCACCGGAAGCATAAGCGTTATAATCAGTCAAACTTGTATCACAAGATATTACTACCATGTCCTTCCAGCTATCGGGAATAGTACTTGGTAGGGTAGACGGATATACATTTTCAGACAAATCCCCATCCAATATTTCATTGAAATAGGTTTCAATCGCAGATATGTTCAACAAATTATCATCTCTCATAATGCAGCTACCCTTCCATCTTGTATTTTATATACACTTGCTTCTTTTATCTTCGCAGCCAGTGCTCGGATATCGTCTCCTATCATAAAAATTACATTGTATTTCCTTTTCAACGGATATTGCCCGGCTTCCAATATTCCACCATAAAACATGGCGACAACGACAACCAATTGCATACCATCCGAAGAAGGTTTAAATGTTGCAAAGAAATCTTCTATAGCCTCTCTTCCGCTGATTTTCTCCCCTGTGTTGGGGTCTTTTTTCTTAGTAGAAGACATAGGCGTAAAGAAACTTTTGGTATTCGGATAAATCTTATAATTATAATAGACTGCGCTTCCATAGCTATCATGTAGGTTCTGTGTCTTATCCTTACCGAAATCTGCCTTTAGATAGGCTGTCTCAATAAGTTTCCGACCATCCCTTGCTAGCTTATTGGCTAGGTCTTTTATATATCCATCCTTTATACTCACGTTGTCCTATCAGTAATATAAGCCACACATCCACCCATCTGAGTGGGGAAAAGTCCAATGATAGTCCCATTGACTTCCATTCCATACATAGAACCTCTAAAAAGATAACCACGTTTAATGTTAATGCCTACAGTAGTATCAAAAGGGAAATAGATATTGAATGAAGCGTTAATAGCTCCACTTGTATCTGTTTTTGATGATTCTTGTATGTCACATTTAGTTTCCAAGTCGATTATTTCTTCTTCTACTTGTTCATCCAATTTCTTACTTTCATCAATCCCAATGTGATAAAACACACCATCAAACGGATATTCTTGTATGCGATTTCTCTCTATGTACATCAGTCGTTCTCGTTAATCCATTGTAAACCTTCGCTTGGAATTTCCTCTATTTTGGGGTCGTCCCACTTTTGATATAACCCAATCATGACATTATAGACTTCTTTCTTGGTGTCGTATCGTTGACTACCGATGGTCTGTATAAATTGCCCATGTTGATTAGTCATGTTAGCGGTATAGTTAGGGGCAGTATAGATTACAAACAACAAATCAGCGAGACATAAGTCTTTCTGTTGCTGAGTAAGTTCTTTATAATCTGTTATGTCGGCTACATCACGTTCCATTGCGATACGGGTTAAGACCGCCTTATCGAAGACAAAGGCGGTCAACCCAGAAAGATAATCTATAATATCAAATTGTATCATATCAATTAGTCTTTGTAGTATCTACAATGATATGCCAAGGGAACTCGGTCAATGACGGGATGGCAGACATCATCAAGTCCGTATGCCATTCTTTCAAACGTCCATTCGGCACAGTAGAGTTTACCAAGCGAGCGATACCGCCATCCAAAGAAGCGAATACCATCTTGATTTCATCTACACCAAATTTCGGGAACAAGTTTTCATCCAAGATGTCAGTGTACTGGATATCACCAGCATAACCAACCGGACGGAGAACAGCGATACCTTCTTTCCAACCGTTTACCATTGTGGTCTTGTCCCATTCCAAGTTCTTTTCTTTCTCTACGACGATTTCGATTGGAGAAAGACCCGGGATGCTTGCCGTTGCGTTACGGAAAAGTTCTTCGGGGATAATCTTGATTTCAGGAGAAGCCGTTGGGCTATTGGTATTCAGGTCACGATAGTACTGAATCCATTCACGAACTTCTGCATTTTGCAGAATTACCTTCTGGAACATATCGTAAGTGACCATCCACTTCATTGCACCTTGGTAATTGGTACGTTCACGGAAATTGTATTCAATCTCTACCATTTGGGTGAGCAACTTACAAGTCGGGTCAGTCCAAGTTTTTTCACCAGCTTTTACGAAGTTCTCTGCCGGAATTTCGGCTTTCTGGATTCTACCTCTGATACCACGACCAAAGTCACAGATAGTCTTACCGGTAGATTGCAGTTGAGCACCGAGATAGTTCAGGGTTTGGTCTTTACTGTCAATCAGCAATTGAGCCTCTTCCGCCCATGCTTGCAGAATCTTCGCATCGTTTCCGAATTGAGCGAAATATTCCTCTTTATACTGACGCTCCATTGCTGTCTCAACGAGACCCGGGGTGATAAAGTCAGGAATACTTGCAGAATAGAAAGCGAAACCTTCCTTATCCAGAGGGATAGAATCACCATACGGTGCTCGCATATCCATCAAAGGTGCAGAAGTTGATTTCTTGGTAGAAACGGTAAACGTTGCATCTCCTTTAGCATTCTTCGGAGTCTTGGTGTCAGCAATCGAATACTGAGTTCTCCACCATCCATAATTTATACGGAGCATTTCAGAGTTATCAATGAAACTCTGCAAAAAGTTTATGCCCTCTCTACTGTTAAAGAGAGCAGCATATCTACTATTATTAAAGTCAAATTTTGCCATTCTATATACTCCTTTCTTTAATTAGCACGAAGCGTGAACCATCCTTTTACTAAGGAAACATTTCTTTCTTTCAATACAGCCGGAGGCATTGGAGACATTCGGTGAATGTATGCTGTTCCTCCCAAAGTCGGAGTTAGCATATATATTGCTCCGTCCCAATCGTCTTCATTCTTTGCGGGAATGTAAGAGAAATCATAGTCGCAAGGAAGCATAGCATTGGGGTTCTGAACCAACATCTTATCGTCAGCACCAGCTTTTATTCCTTCTACCAATACATCACCTACAGCCAATTCACCGATAGCAGCACTTAATGTAAGTTTCCATACATCTGAGCCAGCATCAGTAGTTGCCTCTACAGCAGTAACCGTAGCGGAAGTACCTGTACCATCCAGAGTGTCCGGTGCTTTCATCAAGATGTTTCCAACTTCCGGTATGTGTCTGTAACCAGTACGAGCAATCAGAACTTCTGTTCCTTCGGCTTCCACAACCTTTGCTACTTCAAAAGTCTTCATCAGAAATACAACAGCATTGTCGCTATCATTTGTAGTACCGCCATTGTATCTATATTCTACCAAGTCACCAGCGAACATCTTTCCCCTTCCCTGAAAGGGATTCTGAACTACACCACCGGTAGTCGGGAAAACGAACTGGTTCTTTATGCCCTGCAATTTTACGAAGACGTATCGAGTCCCCCCGATGCTTCCTCTTTTCTGTACAAGTGCCGTACCTAAGAATACGCCACCATACATGAAATCGTTAAAATCGTTTTCGTTCATTTTATTATTCTTTTTTAGGTTTCAAGTCGCTCCAAAGTTCCTTCTCATCCAAGATGGGTTCTCCCTTTGGGGTTTTGGGAGTAATGATAGAAGGAATTTCAGCCTTCGATTTGTTGTAAATCTTTAAATAAGATTCAGTCTTCTTGTCTACATCGAAATCTTCGGTAATGTTGATTTCAGAAATGAACTCGTTTGCCCATTCTTTGTCAACTCCCTTTTCTCCCAATTTCGACAAAAGTGTACTTCTCAAAGAGCCGATTTTCTCCTTTCTTTCCTTTTCAGCAAGCTGCGCTTCCAACCGTTCCAACCGTTCCTGAATAGGGTCTTTCTTGTTCTTGTCCTTATCCGGGTCAGGATTTTGGTCAGGGTCGGGATTAGGATTTAGAGGATTCTTTTCCTTATACATTTTTACGAAATCTGCGTTATCTTTTTCAACATTGGCGTTTTGCGTACTTACAATAGGCAAAGCAGCTTTGAAGAAAACATCCAACTCAGTTTCATCGTTTGCAAGTAACGGCATTAGGGTGTCTAATGTGGTGTTAATGCTTCTTTCTGTCAAACGCAGGGTTTTCCCGCCTTTGGTCAGTTCACCTTTGAGTTTTTCAAAGGCTTCTTGTTTCGTAAACTTCATAGTTTCTCCCAATTAGTTAATAATTCACACACAAAATAAAGCATTACTAACAAGTTAGAGATGAGAATATTCCCAAAATGTTATCATATCTGATAAGATTACTTATATTTGAGAATTTTTTCAAACATAAAGAACGCTATTTTTGTGCTTATAAAGATATGGAAAAGGAGGAAGTAAAAAATAAAGCGAAAGTGTTTAGACCCCAAGCTGGTGGTCAAGAAGCATTTGTTAGGTCAAACGTAGATGTTTGCTTCTTTGGAGGTGTGCTCAATCCGCAACCCTTAGATTCACTGGTATCAACTCCTAATGGGTTTGTAAGAATAGGAGATTTATCAGTGGGAGATGTTGTGTCAAATCCATTAGGAGGGACACAAACAGTTGAATTTATTATTGATAAAGGGAAACAGAAATGCGTAGAATTTCTATTGCAGGATGGAAGAAAAGTAGAATGCGCCTTATCTCATAGATGGATGGTAAAAGATAACTTTGGGAACATATTAGATGTTTCCGCAGAAGAAGTAATTAGGCACATTGATGAAGGGAAAGAAAGGGCAAAGATAAACAAGAAGCATGTAAATAGGTGGAGAATACCAATGTCTGAACCTGTATCCTTTACTGACAAATATAAAGACCAAAGAGTATTACACCCTTATCTTATTGGGTGTTTATTGGGTAATGGATGTCTATCAGAAAAGATATATAGAGCCGATTTAGCAGCGAACGAAATTGAAGTTGTTGACAGGTTGCGCAGTTTAGGATATGATGTTGTTAAGGAAAGTAAGAATCCTAAAAGTCTTCATTATTGCATAAGAGATAAATATGTTGTTGATGAATTAAAAAAGTTAGGTTTATGGGGACATTTAGCTCATACTAAATTCATTCCTGATTGCTATAAATATGCTCCTTTGGAAGACCGAATGGAATTACTAAAAGGACTATTTGATACAGATGGGCATTGCTCAACTCCAAAAAACAACAGAACCGGAAGATGCGGATATAGAACAGTCAGCAAACGGCTATGTGATGATTTACAAGAAGTAATATGGTCTATTGGCGGAAGATGCTCAATATCAATGACACCTGCCACCATAAGAAAATCAATGGGAAGAGAAATCAATTGTTCTACTTCATATGGATTATCTGTTTGGACTAATGATGATAGAGATTTATTTTCTTTAGAGCGTAAAAAGAAAAATGTAACACCTAATAAAGATAAGAAAGTAAAGCTATATTTGAGTATTATGGATTACTCAATAATTCATAAAAAAGAATGTAGATGTATCAATGTGTCAGGAAAAGAACACATATATCTTACAAATGGATATGTAATTACGAGGAATTGTGGCAAAAGCTTCGGTGCTATTTTGTCTGTAGCTGAATGGTCTAAGATACCTCGTTTCCGTGCTGTTTTCACTCGTAGAAATCTACAAGACACCAAAGCTGGTGGTGGTATGGTAGATGAATTTAAAAACGTTTATGGTGATAGCGTTAAATCCAAGGAAACAGATAGTCCTCGTATAACTTTCCCTTCTGGTGCTTTTGTAGACATTACACATATTGCTGATGAAAATCCTAAGAAGTTGATGGAACGTGTCAAAGGATGGCAGTATGATATGGTATATATGGATGAGTTAACATCCTATGAGTGGTCTACATTCAATACAATTATTACCCGTAACCGTGGTTCGGCTGGTATCGGTTCAAAGATACGTGGCACAACCAATCCCAAGAAGTCTCACTGGCTTCGGACATTCCTTAAACCTTATATTGGATATGATGGCTTTATCCGTCCTGACATGGATAGAAAGGTGCTGTATTTCTTCATTGAAGGTGAAACTGTTGATACTGTTGTTTGGGGAGAAAGTAAAGAAGAGGTATATCAGAAATGTAAGATATCCATAGACCGTAAACTGAAAGCCGTTAATAAAGGAGTGGTCAAGTTTTCCTATGAGAACTTGATTAAATCCTTCTGTTTTATATTAGGTAATATAAGTGAAAACGTTGCTTCATTAGGAGATAATAAAGACTATATTGGTAGCGTTGCCGCATCTGGTGGAAAGCGTGGTCAAATACTTTTGGAAGGTAACTGGAACGTAGACGAAGACGACGATTCAGAAGCTCCTATACCATCTTCTGTAGCTAGAGAGACATTTATGACTGACCCACAGAGAAATGGGGACAGATGGATTACAGCCGACTTAGCGGATTATGGAACAGACAATTTAGTAGCAATCGCATGGGATGGACTGCATATCTTGGATGTTATGATTTTGGGGAAGACGACACCTCGAATGAATGCTGACAGATTATTATCATTTGCAGAAAAATGGGATATAGCCAACACTCATATTATATTCGATGGGACAAATGCCAGATACATGTCTGACTATATACCGGATGCTATTCCTTTCCTTTCAAGTAATGCTCCCTGTGGAATGTATGCTCGTTCGGCTTATCTATTAAAAGATGAGTGCTATCTCCGTCTAAGATTTCTTATTAATGAAGGTATGTTATCGTGGGATGATGAAGTTGCTTCAAGACGCTATTATCATTCCAAGATGAAAGAAGAGATTAGCATACAGACAGAGTTTATCGAGGAATGTTCCGTTGTCCGGTTCAAGCAGCAGTTCAGTGGAAAGTTCCGTCTTTTAAGTAAGAAGGAAATGAATCAGATGCTAGGTAAAGGGCGTTCTATGGACTTACTTGACCCTATAGCTTACCGGATGCTTCCATTGTTAGAATATAAATATGGAGAAGAGTTGACTCAAACAGCTAAGTTTGATGAACCGGGAAAAAGTATTATTACTCATAGAAGAGACAATATATATAATCCAAGTTTTTGGGCATAGGAGGTACAAATGAATTTAGAAGACATTAAAGATACAATCAACGCAGGGAAGAAGATGAAACATAACATTTCAGTCCGGGACATTTCTTATGTTCTTCTTCTAAATAGTTTTGATGATAATAAGATTGCATTCAAAGCGATTTGGGGCAATGAAAGTGATGAAGAAGACATGAAAGAATATATGTCTTCCAAAAAGATAATCTTTCTACAAACTTATCTGAAAGCATTAAATAAAGATGAGAAGGAAGAAGTAAAATCTCCTGTTAAAGTAGAAAATTTCGCAGAAGACATTACTTTTGAGGAAAATAAGGCAGAACTTATTAAGTTGCTAAGTGATGTCAAGACAGCGCATACAGAGGGGAAATTGGATGCGAAAGATGCTCTCAAAATGCAGATTGATATCCGAACCAAACTAAATGACAAGTTCGGCACAGAAGAGAAAGAAGATAAGGATTGCGTTGTAGTGGTTGAACCTAAGTTCAATTATATTTGTCCCTACACCCAAAGAGAATGTTATGTAAACAGTAAAGAACAATGTATGAAACGGTACAATTTAATTGAAAAGGAGACAAACAATGGCTGATTATAAAGAACAAATAAAGTATTTGATTGACAATCCGGATGAGTTGCTTCAAAAGAAGCCATTCTTTAGAGGGGTTGTAGACTATAGTAGTTTATGGAATCACACACGTGAAGTATCCATCAACCAAACAGTAAGGGCGGAATTGCCTAAATTTAAAAAGAAAGTTATCTCACAACAACAATTTCTGGAAGAACTAGACCCTCAGTGCCACAAAGTCCTCTTTGACCAGAATGTCCCTTCTATTACCATGAAGTTGGACAACGGTAGCTATGTGGAGATTGAATATCAAAAAATGGCTGTATCTTATCAAAAGAACATAAAAGATAAGCAGGTTCTTCATCTGTGTGGGAATGACATGCTATTTACTCTTATGGAAACGCAGCCTTCTGAACAACAAGCTAAAGACTTCATTACCTTTAAACAATATTGGAGATTACGTAATCAGGATGGCATGAAGACTAAACTGGTTGATGCTCAATTGTCTGTAGGTGATGCAGGTTTACTTTACTACTTTGACAATAAAAAGAGAATCAAATGCCGTCTTTTATCTTTTATGGATGGATATATCCTGTGTCCTCACAATGACGATAATGGAGACCGGATATTAGAAAGTGTCTACTACACCGATGGAGAGACGGAATACATTGATTCTTACGACGACACATATGTTTACCACCATAGCAATAGCGGTCTGGATGCAGCCGATAAAGGATGGAAACTGGAAAGTGTAGAAGTTCACGGTTTTTCTGAAATACCTCTAGTAACAAAACGTGGAGATGTTGCATGGAACAATGCACAAAGTATCATTGAAGCATACGAAGTGTTATATAACATATTCAATGTCATTCAGAAACGTCATGGTTGGGGTATTCTATATATTAAAGGTCGTTTCGATGATAGCGGAAAGACGATAGCGGGTAGCGTAATTCTAAACGATAGGTCTATGAATGCAGAAGGGGATGCTAAATTTCTGTCTCCCCCATCTCCACAAGGCTATCTGGATACTCTTCAATTGCTGGAAGAAACTATTCAGAAATGTTCCAGCACAACCTTTATTCTTCCTAAAGACATCAAGATGTCCGGTGATATATCCGGCATTGCGATTATGATGTCTATGTCAATGGATATTGAAAACGCATTGCAAAAAGTTATTGACTACCAAAATGTTGCCGATAAAATGTGTCGTCTGTTCAAAGAAGGATTGGCTAAAGAATTGGTTGAGAAAAAGATACAACCAACAGCGATAACAGACTTTGAACAATTGAACATCAATGCTTCTTTCAAAGTATGGAGACCACAGTCAGATACCGAATTTGCAGGCATGCTTGTACAGCTAAAATCTAATGGCATCATATCCGAAGAAACAGCCACAGAAGAAAGTCCGGTTTCTGCTCCCGATGAAAAAGAACGCAGGAAAAAAGAGGTAGAGTTGCAAGAACAAAAAGAATTGGAAAAAGAAGAGAGAGCCGTTAAATTAGCGGCTTCTAAGAGCAATAATGATGAAAAATAATTAGTATCTTTGGTACTATAAAACTCTATTTTATGGATTGGTTAACTATTATATTAGGAGCATTAGGAAGCGGAGGGGCTATATATGGTTTTATAGCTGCATATAAAGCACAGCCTGAGAAAGTCTCGTATGAAATAAAGAATCTGCGTGAACTCATTGAAGAGATAAAGAAAAATCGAGATGAGGACAAAAAAGAGAATAGAGAGGAAATCGAGAGACTTAATCTTAAAATAGGGAAGTTAGAATTAAACGATGATATCAAGTCCAGAGCCATTTCAAAATGGCTCACTTGCCATTTTATACCAAGGGAAAGTAATTGTCCTGTAGCTGAATTTATCGAGAATGCAGAAAAGATTATTCAGAAGAAAACAGAACAGATTAACAATATAAAAGAAAAGAGAAATAATGAGCAAGCCATTAATTAAAATCTTCACCTACGTAGACGGAGTGAACGATACTCCTTTTCCAAATGAAGAGAATCAATTAATTATTCCTGAGTATTCCTTTAGTGAAAGCCGCATGGGTTCTGTGAACCTAACCGCTACTGCAATGTATCCAACCTGTTTGGATGATAAGTGGGTCACAGGGAAACAATACGCTGACTTTCGTGGTGAGAGATATTTCATAGTTAAAACTCCGTCTTCTTCCAAATCAAACGACGATGTTCGATACAAACATGACATTGAATTCGTTTCTGAAAGAAACATCTTGGAGACTATTTATTTCTATGATGTTGTATCTGATAACACTTCGGTAGATCGGTATGTAAGTAATAGTACAAAGGTATTGTTCTATGGAGATGTGCATGAACTGGTTGCTCGTTTGAATTATTCTCTGGAATATAGTCAGGTAGCCTACCGACTTGTCGTTGATGCAGGCATTACTTCCGAGGTTAAGCAGGTCTCTTTGGAAGATGTGTTTGTCTTTGATGCTATACAGGAGATTTTCAATATCTTTGAACTTCCTTTTTATTTCGTAGGAAAGACATGTCATGTTGGCTTTACGGATAATGCCATTACTCATACATTCCGGTATGGAAAAGATTATGAGTTGCTTTCCATCAATAAGACAAATGCCAATTATAAAATAACCAACCGAGTTACCGGAACGGGTAGTTCGGATAACATTCAGTTCTATTATCCAAATCCAAGCAATGACCGGGCAGCAATTGAAGCGGCAGGCGGGAAATGGATAACTCCGGCTGGCACTCTTATGCCGCCTATCTATCGAGATACGGATGGTGCAGAGCGTTTCTATAATGCAATTAATAAAAAGTATATCAATCCAGAGACAGGAGAATACTATGTCTTTGAGAATGAATTTACAACAGCTAATCAGAAGGAACAAATTGTTACTTTTGAAGATATAAAGCCTACAATTAAAAACACCCTCAATGCTGCCGGTCTACGAATAGACGAAATTATAGATGTAGCTTTTGACAAGGACGATAACGATGAGGTAGACGAAAGCACCGGAGATTATGTTCATTCTTACTTCTATGTAAAGCTGAACCGTTTTAGTGGAGACTACGGATTCAACTTATTCGAGCAACCGATTGTAGGTAGCGACGCTTCTATTGTAATGACAAGTGGAAATTGTAATGCTTGTACATTCCAAATTGGAGTTATAGAAGTAGAAGAAGATGGAAAGACTGTTTTTAAAAATCCGGTACAAGTTGACAAAAATGGGAATATTGCAGAAGGTAACTATGCCGATAAAGTAAAGCCTAATAACATACAAGCAATCCAGCAAGATACTACACAGAATGAGGTATGGATTGCTTTGAAAAAAGACAATACTACCTTTGGCATGGTAATGCCGAATAAGAATGGAAATATCAGACCTTCCTATGGGGACAGCTTTGTTATCACAAACATTGATATGCCACAGACCTATATCTACAAGGCAGAGAATGAATTGGAAGAAGCTATTCTTAAATACATGGCTAACAATAATAGTGAAAAGTTCACGTTCTCTATTAAGTTAAGTCGTATCTTCCTTGCTGAGAATCCGGCTGTAGAAGCACTGATTAATTCAAGTGCTCGCATTGATTTAGAATACAATGGTAAATACCATCAGCTTTATGTATCCAGTTATACTTATCGTTCAGACAGTGAAGTTCTACCGGAAATTACGATTGAACTGGCAGACACACTTACGATAAGTAAGAACTCCATTCAGACCAGTATTGATTCTGTCAAACAGGATATAATGAATACTATTGGAGGTGTAGACTTCTTGAAACAAGGTCTGAAATACTTCCTTCGTAAAGATACGGAAGATATTGCACGATTCTTCATTTCCTTCTTGCGAGGTATTAAGGTTGGCAATTATGTATCTGGTGGAGACATTGGCGGTATCTTTGCCGTTGATGGGAATGGTAAGACATTCATTGAGACTGACTTCTTAAAAATACGTATGAAAGCCTACTTTGAGACGTTAGAGATTATCAATACCGGTAGTATTGCCGGACGGCAGATTATCACTCCCGGTGGTTCTATCAAATGTATTAAGGTAGTAGACCGAGAGGAAATAATTAATGAAGATGGAGAAAAAGAAGAAAAGATATGGAATTTCTATCGGTGCTATTTCCTCGCTGAACAAGATGGCGTAAAGGTAGAGAATCGTTTCCGTAAAAACGACCAAGCTCTTTCACAGGACTTCAACATCAAAGAGGGCGTTTATGAAAATGTTTCCAATCACTATTATTGGAGACTGGTTGTGGGCGTAGGTGATGATTATATTGACTTGTCCAAGACCGATGCAGATACAAATAGTGATGCTCCGGCTATAGGCGATGTAATCTGTCAATTAGGTCACAGAGACGACAAAGTACCTGAACGTCAGAATGCCATGATATTTAGTGCGGTGGATTTATATTCTCCGTCTTTAACCATGTATGCCGGCATTAACTCCTATTCCTATGTGAATAAGGATTACATCTCTTATGGCGTTGATAAGACGACCAACAAAGCCTTTATGAATGTCTATGGAGATACTTATATTGGTGATAGAAACCGTACTTCTTATATGGAATTTAAGACCGGAAAAGGTCTGAAAATAAAAGGTCAATTAGAGGTGGGTTCAACTATCGGAAATGGTTCAACCATTGAAGACGCTTTAGACAAAGCGACTCAGGATGCTATTGATGCAGCTACCGAAGATTTGACTAACTACGCCAAAGAGGTAACAGAAAGTCTGAATAACATTCAATATCAAATAGATGGTCAAATTGAAAGTTTCTTTGAAAAATATAGCCCAACTCTGACGAATAAGCCTGCCGTTGATTGGACTACCGAAGAATTAAAGAAACAACATGCCAATGATACCTTTACCAACATTGATACAGGCGAAAGCTGGAAATGGGTAAAAGATGGCACTACTTGGAAATGGAGTGTCATTGAAGATACAGCTACTCTAAAAGCATTGGCGGCTGCATCCAAAGCACAAGATACGGCAGACGGAAAGCGTAGAGTGTTTGTTGTTAAACCTACTACTGAACAGGCTTATGATGTCGGAGACTTATGGGTAAATGCAACGTATGGTACGACTTATCACAATGATATTCTTAGAGCCAAAACAGCGAAGAAAGCCGGAGAAGCATTTAATATTTCTCATTGGGAATTGGCTTCTAAATATACTGATGATACCAAGGCGAATGAAGCTGCTGCCGCAGCAGCAGCAGCACAAGAAGCTGCGGAACAAGCTGCAACGGCTGTAGATAATTTAAACACCTACGTGGATGGTGCATTTAAGGATGGTGTGATTGAAGAATCCGAAGCACAAGCTATTGAGAAATATATAAACATAGTAGACAATGCTAAGAAAACGACCGATGCTGCCTATACTAAATTGTATGCAAATACCTATCTTACAGGAGCAGCAAAGACCGGATTGAAATCTGCCAAAGATAAGCTGGACATTGCGACCACTAATCTTATCAATTCAATCAACACTGCTATTGCCGATGGTCAGACTACAGTTGCAGAAAAGAACGATGTAGATGCTAAATTTGCAGCTTACAATACAGCGAATGAAGCCTTTAGCACCGCAGTGGAAGTGGCTAATGGTGCTATTCAGGATTTATTAAAATCTTATTCAGACCAAGCTAAAGAAGCTGCGGTTGCTGCACAGGCTGCGGCAGATGCAGCACAAGCAGCGGCAGACAGTGCATCGGATGCAGTAGACGATTTAAACGGATATGTTGATGGAGCGTTTAAAGATGGAGTCATAGACGAAGCGGAAGCTAAGGCTATAGAAAAGTACATCAATGTAGTAAATGGTTCTAAAGCAGCAACTGATGCTACATACACCAAACTGTACTCCAATAAATATTTATTAGGGACAGCAAAAAAAAACTTAAAGACAGCTAAAGATAAATTAGATGTTGCGACTACTGCCCTTCTTACCTCTATACAGTCTGCCATTGCGGATGGGAAGACAACAGCGGAAGAGAAAGCTGCGGTAGATGCGAAATATGCTGATTTTAATAAGGCTAATGAAGACTTTAACACAGCCATAGAAGCTGCAAATCTATCCATTCAGAACATGTTGAAGAGCTACGCTGATGCAGCATTAGCGGCAGCGGAGGCAGCGCAAACTTCGGCAGATGCAGCTAAGACAGCGGCAGATAATGCTGCTGGGGCAGTCGGAGACTTGAATGACTATGTAGATGGAGCTTTCAAAGACGGTATTATTGATGCTTCTGAGGCACAGGCAATAGAGAAGTATATCAATATTGTAAATAATACCAAAGGTGAAGTAAAGGCAACATTTGATAAACTATATGCCAATGTCTATTTAACTGGTGCAGCGAAGACCGGATTAAATTCAAGCTACACGGCTTTGAATACCGCCATCACAAATCTACTTAATTCAATTAATACCGCTATAGCAGATGGCAAAACAACGGCAGCGGAGAAAGCGGATGTGGATTCAAAATACGCTTCTTTCAACACTGCGTATTCTTCTTTCAATACAGCCGTAGAGACAGCGAACAAAGCCATTCAAGATAAATTGAAGACTTTTGCAGATGATGCTAAAGCCTTGGCGGAGTCTGCACAAGCTGTAGCGGATGCAGCAAAAGACAGATTAGATTCATGGGCTCAGGATGGAGTTATTTCACCTACCGAAAAACAAGGGATTAAAGATGAAATAGCCAGAATTAAAGCGGATAAAGATAATATTACCGCAGGATACAAATTATATAATCTGGGAGAAGCGACCGCTTACAATACAGCTTATACAGATTATTACAATAGTCTTTTGGCGTTGTCTGACACGACTAAAGAAACTATTGAGATACCAACCGATTTTGCGACCAAGCAGACTAAATATTATACCGAAAGGACTGCTGCGTTAAATGCGATTGCATCCGCTTCTAAGTCTGCGGTTGATGCTGCACAGGCTGCGGCAGATGCGGCTAAAAGTCGTTTGGACTCATGGGCAGCGGATGGGGTTATCTCTCCGGCTGAGAAACAAAGTATCAAAGATGAGAGGGCACGAATTTTAGCAGATAAGGCGGATATAACTACTGGATACACACGTTATAATTTAGGAACTCCCACAGACTATAATACAGCCTATACAGCCTACGATACGGCATTGGCTGCACTGTCAAAGGATACACCGGAGGTTATAACTATCCCTTCGGACTTTGCTACGAAGCAAAAGAATTATTATACCAAGCGTACTGCGGCTATTTCTGCAATAGATGCTGCTACAAAATCAAATGCCGATGCTGCGGCTGCTGCGGCTGCAAAAGCACAGGAAGATATTGATAACGTAAAGACTGATATCAATAAAATCAATTCCGATGTAGCCGGATTAAAGAACTTTACTGATGATGCTTTTGCTGATGGGGTAGTAGACCGTGGAGAGGCTTCTGCCATCGGTGCTTATCTGAAAAGCATTGCTACAGTTAAAGCCGATGTAGACAAGAGTTATACAGAAGTCTACGCTAATCCGTTACTTGCCGGAACAGCTAAGACTACATTGAACACAACTTATACGGCTTTTGGGAAAGCTGTAGAAGACCTTACTACCGTTATTGAAGCCGTTGTAGAAAAAGGGACAGCCGATGCAACGGACAGAGCTTCCGTAAATGGTAAATACGATACCTTTAACACAAAGTACGGAGCTTTCGTAGCTGCTTTAAATGCTGCCAATACTTACATTCAAGACCAGATTGATAGTAAGGCAGAAAATGCTTTAACGGAAGCTGTTAGCTATCGCTATTTAAAGAAAGCATTTAGCGAATATACTATTATTGAAGGTGGATTAGTCCAAAATTCGCTCAATGTTTTAGGATACACCAATGATAAAAAAGAATTTGTCGTACAATCCGGAATGAGTGGCTTATATGATGCTTCTGCAACAGGTGGAGGCATCGCTGCATGGTATGGCGGTTCAATGAAGGACTATTTCGATTATACCAATGATGATAGACCGAAAGATGTAGCTTCCTCTGCAATCCGTATGGATGGTACAGGATATTTCGCTAAGGGTAATTTATGGTGGGATGAGACCGGTACGCTGCATGCCAATGCTGCCAGCTTTCTTATCAGCGAAAAAAGTGTAGAGGGATTATTGAAGTCCTTTGATGTCCGCATGATAAATAGTGAGCCGGATTTTATTATCCCAAAAGTTCCCTTCCAAGACTTAACCATATCAAACAATCTCACAGTTGGTGGAGACATCATCTTAAAAGATGGTATCCTGAAATGGGATGCGGCTAACAATGCTTTTTATGTAGAAAAGAAAGACGGTTCTATCGCCAGCTTCTATGCAACCGGAGAAGTATCAGCCGGAGGTGTTGGCTCTGGTGGAAGTGGTGGCGGAGGCGGTCTCATTGAGAACGTATATAGTTCTTCTTCCCTTGGAGACGAATTTTCTGATTCAGACTTAAACAATACGTTCAACGCCTACAGTATCAATCAGATATATTTGGACGTAAAAAATTTGAAGTCTGGTGCAGCCGTCAGTTTAGTTGTCAATGGGACAGGAACAGTTCTTACAAATATTGTAAAAACAGGTTCTACGATTACCGCTACCAAAGGGAATTTAGCATTCTCTTCATTGACATCAAAGCCAACTACCATCGCTGGTTATGGCATTACAGATGCTTATACTAAAACTCAGGCAGACGGTAAATATGTTTTAAAGTCTGGTAGTAATATGACCGGAGCACTGAACTGGACTGATGCAGATTCAGGTGTTTACGCCATGCTTTTAGGAACAAACCACTATATAGGCATTGATGGTTCTGCGGGAAGTTCCATGTTGCATTGGGATGGAACTAGAACTCATGTGGGGTCTTTAAATGGTTCTGTTGCTATCAGGTCTAACGCAACAGACCTTATTCATAATTATAATGGCACTGGATATATTATACTAGATGCTCGTAACTACAATAACTATGCTCCCAAAAAAGATGGGACGGGTGCTGGCGGAAGTTGGGCTATCAATGTCTTAGGATATGCACATCGGCTACATCAAGCATTGGGAAATAAAACAGCGGAACAAGTATTTACCGACAATGGAGTATATTATTACCAAGTATCAAGTGCCGAGGATACCGGTTATCCGACTGATTATGGTCATGGACTTATGCTTCAAAGGTTTTCTGGGGCTACGCTTACAAGTTCACAAGCTGTTCTTGATATATTCATTCCGACTTCGATGACTAACCTTGTATATCTAAGAACAGGTATAGGGAATGGTACGAAAATAGCATGGCAGGCATTCCAGCAAATACTTCATACAGGGAACTACACTTCTCTTATTACGAAGTTGGGAACAACGACCGTTGGCTCTACAGTTAAACCGTTCTATCTTAATGCGGGTGTTCCTACAGCATTTACAACGACCGTTGGTTCTGCTAGTCTTCCTGTATATATGAATGCTGGCTCTATTACAGCATGTTCCACGACGCTGGGTGTAAGCATCACGGGAAACGCAGCCACAGCGACAAAGTTGGGTACGGCTACGGTAGGTTCTAATACGAAGTTCTTCTATTTGAATGCGGGTACTCCGACGGCTTCTAATGCTTCTATTGGTACAGGTACTCACCCAATCTATCTAAATGGGGGTGTATTCACTGCTTCTACCTCTACAGTCGGGTCAGCTAGTAGAGGTATATATATGACTGGTGGATTGCTCACAGCTATGAGCGCAACTGTAGGCTCTGCTTCCCTTCCGGTTTACATGAACGCAGGTACAATCACTCAGTGTTCTACAACATTAGGCGTATCTATTACTGGAACTGCACCAAGATTAACAACAACAGAGTTAACTAATCAAGACTTGAATAGTTATACTTACACTAACTATTCTGGCAAGTTGTACTATGCAGGCGGAAGTAACACCACAACCAATGTACCTAGTCAAGTAGGTGCTTATGGATTGATGGTGCTGAGGAATGCTAGTGGCTATACGGCACAGTTAATGATATCTTCGGCTGGAAATTGGTATTCAAGAACTCATAATGGTACTGCATGGGATGCTTGGAATCAATTGGCACATATTACTGACAATGTGGCAAGCGCAACCAAGTTACAAACGGCACGTACCATAAACGGAACTTCGTTTAATGGTACTGCAAATATAACAACCGCAAACTGGGGAACGGCTCGCAACCTCACTATTGGTGGTGCTGTTAAAAGCGTCAATGGTAGTGCAAACGTTTCATTTAGTCTTAATGAGATAAATGCTGCATATGGTAGAAATGTAACATATAAAGGTACTACAACAGCACAAGGATGGTATAGATTAGCTTCTACAGGGGTAGGTATAAATCCAACAAATTCGTTATTCTTTATATCTGTAACGGTATCTGGACGACATTCTACTTTCTTGTTGCAGGTATCTACCAATTATGGTAATAATCAAAGTCTTATTCAATTAGGAGGTTCTAATTATTCAACTGCATCCATAGACCAATTCCGCCTGGTTTACCATACGACTTATTCCGGTCATTATGGCTATTTAGAAGTGAGGTCAATAGCCGCAATGACAGATGCAACATTCAATGTCTTTTTGGTAGGTAGAGCTAATACTACATGGACTTTATCTACAGCATTGACCGCAGGTAGCATTCCAGAAGGATATACCAGCAAGACATTAACCCTTGCTTCTGCATCTATCGTTGCTCCAACTTTTAGAGGTGCTTTAGTAGGTAATGTTACCGGTAACGTTACTGGTAATTTAACCGGAAATGCTTCTACAGCTACTTCTCTACAAACAGCCAGAACTTTGTGGGGTCAGTCCTTTAATGGAACAGCGAATATAACCGGAACATTGCTCGGGGTTGAAAGCCTAGTTGCAAGAAGTGGTCGTATCAACAACTTCTTAGGTTATCTTGATAATTCAGGTAATCCGGCAACAGGAACTATCTGTATTACACTACCGAATGGCTGGACTTCCAGTATGAATATTTATGAAATATGGATATATGAATATAATACGACTGCGAATGCTTCTGTCATTACAATTGGTGCATATAATTATAATGGTGGTGGAACTGCAAGTAGTGCGAAATGGGTAAATATTGGATACCATACAAAAGGTGCTTACAGTAAAGGTGTACGTTTAGCATATAACGGTAGTAAATGTGTTATTCTATTAGGAACTACGGCTACTAAATGGTATTACCCCAAAGTATATCTAAAAACAATTTATACAGGACATGATAATCAGACTATTTGGGGAGGAACTTCTACCATCTCTTTGATTACTTCGGAGACCGGATACACCAATATTGATACACCCGCTAGAATGGATGAGTTCTTCGGAGATACATCGGTAACAGGCAAACTTGCGGTAACCGGTGCAGGACACTTTGGGTACACTTATACCACAATGACAGCGGGTATTAATGTTAAGGGTGATAGCGCAACAACGGGTATCTCTATCTATGATGGTACGGGAACTACTGCTCGTTTATACCGAAAAGGAGATATTTTATATATTACCAGAGCCGGAAATGATGCTAATGGTATTCTTATGAGTACAGCCGGAAGTATATATCCCGGAGCAAATAATACATTAACAAATGGTACAACCACTAATCGCTGGTCAAACGTCTGTACCCAATTACTTAACGTAGCGGGTGTAGGAACGTTTGCATCTCACATTGCTGTATCCGGAGAAGTTCGGTCAACCTCCGCTAAGGCTTTCCGTGCTGTTTATAATAGCTATGGCTTTTTCATATATAACGATGGTAATTCCTCCTATTTTATGTTGACTGCCAAAGACGACCAGTATGGAACTTACAATAGTTTAAGACCCCTGTATATAAATAACAGTACCGGTGTTGTAACTATGGGAAATGGTACAAACATTGGAGGTATTCTAAACGTAACAAATACTACAGAAGCTACCGCAACTACTGTTGCCGCTATAAAGACGGCAGGTGGTATTGGAGTCGCTAAACAGTTGAGAGTTGGCGGTGCTGTAACTTTCGGTTCTACTCTCAGTGTTACAGGTCAGATTACTGCATCCGGTGGACTTCGGATTGGCAACTACTACCTGAAATCTACAGCGGACGGATTGGCACTTACTCACGTAACTACCGGAACGGTTGCTAACTTCTACGCTACTGGTGAGGTTTCTGCGGGTGGTGTAGGTTCAGGCGGTTCAGGCGGTGGCGGTGGACTAATCGAGAATGTGTATGGATATAGCAAATTGAATGGAGAGTATAAAGATACCGACCTCAACAATACATTCAATGCTTATACCATTGCGCAAATCAATAAGCGGGTAGTTAGTCTGGAAGGTGGCTCTGCATTAACTGTAACCACTACCGGTTCAGGCAATGCAGTGACTTCGGTTGCCAAGTCCGGTACGGCTATTACCGTAACGAAAGGTACTACTTTTGTTGATACTACAAATGCCCAAACTATTGGAGGAACAAAAACGTTCTCTTCATCCATACTAATGGGACGAAGTAATCTTCATTATGTTAATAACTCAACGACCACCAATGCTACAGGATTATATTGGAAGACAGCTAACTATGCAGCCACTCAATTTGGTATTGGTTGCTTCACCACAAACAATGCTTCTCCGAGAGGATTTATCGGTTGGACTTCTGAGCCGTGGAATGTTGCAAATAGCTTAACGGTATCTGAGACCTCTTTGACCTATAAAGGTAATGCAATCCTTCATGCTGCGAACTATAATGACTACGCTCCTTCTAAAACGGGAACAGGAGCTTCGGGAACGTGGGGCATATCCATTTCCGGTGGTGCTGCTAAGCTGACCACTGCCAGAACTTTGTGGGGTCAGTCCTTTAATGGAACAGCGAATATAACCGGAACAT